TTGCTTACCGACACAAAATTAAGAAAAGCTCTTGGCAAAAAGAGAGACCAGATCGAGGTCATATCGGACGCCCATGGTCTGAATGTCCGGTTGTCTACTTCCGGCAGTATAACATTCTTTTACCGCTACAGATGGAACGGGAAAGCCGCTCAGCTAACGATTGGCGATTATCCCACCACCTCCTTATCTCAAGCTCGCGAACGTAGACAGCAGTTCAGGGCCTGGTTGACAGAAGGACTCGATCCGAGACGGCAAACAGTTCTGGAGAAACAGAAAAAAGTCGAAGCGCTCACCGTTAAAGAGGCTTTCGATTACTGGGAAAAGTATTACTGCATCCCCGAAGGTCTTGTGAAAATCAAGGTTAACCGACGGGACTTCAATAACCATATAGCGCCTGTGCTGGGGAACATGATTGTTGATCAGACCACTAAAGCGCACTGGCTTAACCTTTTTGATGGCATGGGGCGAAGAGTTGTCACTGGTCAGATGCTTGGGCTGATGCAGCGTACGTTCCGTTTTTGCTCCAATCGAGGGGTAATTAATGTGAACCCAATTGAGAGCCTTAGGCGCTCTGACGTAGGTCTCACAGCATCCGTCAAAGATCGCAGATTGAGTGATGAGGAAATCAAAACAGTTTGGAATATCCTTCCTGAATTGAAGTACAGACAACAGCTGATAATGAAGTTTCTCATCATGACTGGCTGCCGGAGTACGGAGATCAGGACGGCAAGATGGGAGTGGTTCGATTTTCATGAGCAAACGTGGACCATTCCGGCAAGCGATTATAAAACCGGGAAATCGGTCAGAAGGGCACTTCCCGAGGCAGTAGTAAGAATGATGTTAGCAGAGAAGGAAACGTCAGTTTCAAAACACGTTGTGACACTGTCACGCTACAGAGGGCCAGAAGATGACAGACCGCCACTACAACCAAACGTCGCTCTGTTTTCTGCTCAGATTATAGCTAAAACAGGCATGAAGCCCTGGTCTCTCCATGACCTCAGGCGAACAGTGGCGACACGCCTTTCTGAATTAGGTGCGCCGCCACATGTTGTGGAAAAACTGCTTGGCCATCATATGGCAGGTGTCATGGCACGTTATAACCTGCATGATTATCTGGATGATCAGCGTCACTGGCTTGCTGTTTGGCAGGATCACCTTGAGAAGCTGGTTGGTCAGCCTCTGGTTTGATCCCCACGTTATCTTCCCAGGCCAACAAGTCTGAAAGTCTCCACCTTTTAGGGCTGCCATTTATTTTAGGCTGCGGGAATGGCTGAGCAAAGTAAGAGGGCATCCGGGATGGGGTGCTCCAGAAATAAAGTGTGCTGCGCGATATTTTGTATCTGGACAGAACGTCATCGGTTATCAAAATTTCATCTGATTTATGAGATGTATTAGTCATAAAAACCCCTTAGTTACATTGTCCAGGCAGATGGTGTAGCCGGCGCGCGCAGCTCATGGCTGTGGCCACATAGCTACTTTTTCTGTTAACAACTTCTACAGTGATCTTTGAGCCTTGAACCACCACCGTATAAGTTCTCTTTGTTTTCTGTCGCCCGTAGGCTCCATAAAGCTCAACGTGTTTTGCCAGTGCCGCATCGCACGCTTGGCGGCCCAGAGGGGAGTGTCTGCTTCGGTTAATCAATCGCATATACATTCCTTTATCGGGAGAGTTTCCCCTCCCAATCTGGTTAACCCACGTATTCCGGTTTCATGTCGTCCAGGGCGATGCGGAACTGGTCATACAGTTCATCACCGAGGTGGCGTTTCGCGCCGTTGAGAATGCCTTCAGCTTTAGCGAACAGTTCGACGGCTTCCGGTTCTCCGGGATTAGGTAGAGAGTTGATCGCGGCCTCAACTTTGTTTCGGGCGTCTACCATGAAATAACGCTGCACGGCTTTACCTTTCAGTTCGGTGAAAAGAACAGTGCCCAACACAGCTTTCTCTTTATCCAGATCCGCCCTGATGGCTTTTGCTGCATCGACCGATTCGGCGCGCTCAATGCGGTCACGGAAATCATCTGCCAGGGAATCAATATTGAGAGCTGAATCCTGCGCGCTGGTGGTGATGTCTGTTCCGCTGGTGATCTCTGCGACAGACATTCTTTGCGCCGGCGCCGGGTTTATTTCTCGCTCGGTCCTTTGTTCAACTTCATCCGGGCTGTAAACACCCAGGATGACTTCCGGGCAATACAGCCGTGCCCAGTATTTGACGCCCAGATAAGCGATCTGCTGTTTCGGGTTAGAAACCCACAAAGGAGAATTACGTGTGACGACTCCAGAGAGATAAAGTGGCTCCCCCCAGGTGATTTCTGATTCACCGCGCAGAATCGCGCCGACCTGGACGAATAACCCGATTTCGTCTTCATCAGTCCAGCCGCGCACCCGTTCTGTAACGCTGTATTTCCCATTTTTACCGTGTTTTTCCCTGGTAATTTCCTGCGTCCTTGTGCAACGTTCCCAGTCGCCGCCGTAGCGATAATGAAATCGACCGTTAATAGCGCTGGAACTGGCGATTACCGCGTTGACGAGCTGGGCTTCATATCCGAGCACGCCGTTTACCAGATGCGTTTTTTGCGCGACTGCATAGGGATTCATGCCCCACTGCATAGCCTGCATAACGATGGCCATGCAATCGGCTGGCTTACCTGCAAGGTGAGCTGGCACTGTCACTTGTGAATCAGCCATAAGGTTTGCGAAAGCAGTTAACTGACCGAGAGCCTGAACGTTAAAGATCGCGTTGCTAGCTGAAATGGTGTTTGGTGCCTGCTGTTCGGCTGTAACAATGTTAGTGTTTTCCATGACTGTTCCCCCTTATGCCTGTACGCGCAGCGCTTCGAGACGGCGCATATCAAAATCGTTAAGTTCTTCGGTGTAGTCTTCGGTAATCGGCGCCGGCCATTCGCCAGTGTCGAAACCGTTCGCGATGGCACGCATTGCTTTGCGATATTCCAGCATGCCGAGTTCCAGCAGTTCTTCGGATGCCTCGATGATGGCGATCCAGTGGTAGTTCTCGTCTTTGTTGACGAATATCCAGAAGAACTGGTCAAGGGCTGCGGTTTCGCAGTACATAGCCGCGCTCAGGTGGTAATCGCGCTCGATGATTTCCCGGTGCAATTTGGCGCGCAGGCCTTCCTGCTTGATGTTCCACATGCTGATGGTTTTCAGGTCCGCACCGATGCGCAGGCCGCCCATGTCTATCTCAAGGTCAGGACGCACACGAACTTCCAGCCCGGTTTCCTCATCAATGCCGAAATAACTCACCTCGACGGCACGGCTCGGGTGTGTCAACAACTTGCCGGCGGTAGGGTGATTCAACAGTGCTTTCTGAATGGCCAGTGCCGTAGCCAGCTGCTGGCGGGTAACCAGCACTTTTCCTTCAGGGTTCTCGCGCCATGCATCCAGCAGCTCATCGGCAAACACGGCATCCGGTTTTACCGATTTCACGGCCTGAATCAGATCGGCCTTTGTGCCAGAGACTTTCAGGGGCTGCGCCTTCTGTGCTTCCTGAGCAACCATGTCAGGATTAATAATCGCCAGCTGTTCCAGTAAGGCATCGCGGCCACCGCTGGTTTTCACCTGGGCGGGCAGGGTGGCGTTGTATTCCTTGATGCAGGCCTTCATTGCGGTGGCGGTTTGCTTCTGACCGTCTTCAATGCGCTGGAACTCAGCAGGTAAAGACATATAACCCTGGCCGGTTTCTTCAACTGATGTACCCAAGGGAACCTGGGCGGGCAGGTTCGCGTTGTATTCCTCCAGGAATCTCTTGATGTCCTCTGCGCTGAGCAAAACCGGAAGCCCGTTGTTGTATTCGTCGATAAATGCGCGGATCGTCGCCGTCGTGGTGAAGGCACCTTCCGGGATTTCCGGCTCGATACTGAATTCTTTTTCCAGCTGATCAGGCTGCAGCGCCAGTGCATGCACCAGATTGCCCATATCCAAAACAGGAGAGCGCACCTTCTGGATGGTTTTGGATACGTGGCGCGCCTCGAAATACATCAGCGATACCCGGGCATCTTTAACCATCGTGGAGCTGATGCCGTTAGCGGCGTGGTAGACCTCATTTGGCACGCCTTCATATCGACCAGGCTCGAAATACTCCGGCCATGCTGGTGCTGCTTGTTCAGCCTCTTTCTCTTCATCGCTATGAGCACTCTCGGAAACCTGGCTTTTCAGCACTTCGGCGGTAAGATCCGGGCAGCGTTCAGCCAGTATTTTGCTCATGTTCACGGCAATTGTTTGCGCAGGAGGCTCATCAGCGCCTTCGCCTGCTGATACCGCATTATCATTTTCGTCTTCGACCGGCTGAGCCGTTTCCATCTGCACATCGCTGGTGGTTTCCCCGGAATTAGCTGGATGTAATTTTTCCTCTGCAGCGCGCTGGCGCGCCTGGTCCACGATAGAAAGTGCTGGTGCTGGTGCTGGTGCTGGTGCTGGCTGGCTATCCATCAGACCATCAATCGAAAAAACACCATTGCCCATGTTTGAAACTTCAGGCTGTTTGGGTTTGGTCAGGTCTTCGGTTATCCACTTCGGATCCGTGGGGTCACTGATGCCTTCGACATATTCGCCACGTTCGGCGGCCAGAACCTGATTAGCGTCAGGGCGTTTCTTTTGAGCTTCTTTCACCAGTTCGGTGCCAATTACCTGAAAGTCAGTTGGGAGAGTTTCCAGGTCAGGCACACCTTCATCTCCATCGATAGCCTTTTTCACAGCGTCCAGAGTGACGGCGGCAGATGAAACATGACCAGCTTTTTCAAGAGTCTCAGCAGAAGGGGCGTCATGCTTATGCTCGGTCAGGTTCGCATTGATATAGGTCTGCAGACTTACCGGGAAATGATGAATGTCGCTGGTGGCGCCACGAATAAGGGCAAAAATCGCGGCGCGGGAATAATCCAGGATGCCTGCAACCTTGCGCAGCGCTGCCGACCATTCCTTGAACGGACTTTCTTTCTTCTGAACGATCTCTTTGGCCCGGCGGTGAATTGATGCCGGGAAATTGTAGATATCGAAATCCATTGGCATTGTGGCCAGGGCTATTTCTACATCGAGCGTATCAAGGGTATGGGTGTAGTCAGGGTTGCGATCGGTTTTATTACCGCCGCCAGCATTAGTTCCTGCATCAGTTTTCAAAACCGAAGAAATGCAGTTACCGGCAGCCCATTCCCTGGTGAGAATGCCGCGGTCGATCGCGTTCGTGGCGAACCACAGCTTTGCAAACTGAATACGTTTGCCGAGCTCATGCCGTTTCCCTTCCGGGAAGACTTTTTTATTGGCGCTGGTGAATTTCCAGAGCGCCGGCATATCGTATTTTTTGATTTCAGGGACATTCTCGGCGGCCAGGATCAGATCCTGGACGGCTGCGTTATCAGTGTCCATTTCAAGAGCTGACAGCTCCTGCCGGTGAGGCATGCTGATATGATAAACGTGACGTTCTTCGGCCATGTACTGCGCCAGCAGCTGAGCGCGAAAAGGGAGTTCTGCCACATTAAATAGCGCGCTCGAATCGTCCTGGTATTCATCGCTACCGAAACTTTCCACGGTCTCACCTTGTGCCGCGTCGCCAGTGGTATTGGCATCAACCGGCTCGCCACTAACAGGCTCAGCGGGTACTCCGGCATCATCGATGTGATGATCTGCTGGCGACTGACCTGGCTTCAGAGCCCAGGTGCGACCATCATCACCGAGCTGGTAGCGTTCGCACCATGAGTAATCGAGAACACCTTCCGCCGGCAGGTCATTGAATACCGGGAAATCGGTGCGAATTAGTTTTTGATAGTCTTTGCCGCGGCCTGTTTCGATCCCAGCGTCTTCCAGATCGACGTCCAGTTGCAGAAGGGCGCGAGCTTCTGATTTATTAGTGCGCCAGATTACGGCATCAGCTTTACCCGATTTTTGAGTCGCTTTTATCAGATAAAAATATTCCATGTGATAGCCTCTATTTTGGATGTAGAATCCCCCGGGCCATTGGTAGCGCCCATTCAGGGTGGTCATTGGTTTTGGTAATTTCCGGTGTAACTTTGGTCGGTGGCACCGGACGTACAGCCCGCTTCGGCGGGTTTACGTTAGCCCTCGTGCGCCATCTGGTCGTAAGAGGCGCAGCGTTCAGAGCAGTACTCTTTTTCTTTCCGTGCGAGCTGGTTCCCCTGGAGGTACAACAGGGTGCTTACCACTGGTTTTCCCTCGATTGCTTTACGGCAGTAACCGCATTTCTTCTGCATTCTTCCCCCTACATTTGCACCGTGAACCCGGCCGGATGCTCGTCCAGTACACCTTTCAGCGGATAACATTCGGCTTTCACGTGTTGCTCTTCTGCAGCTGCCTTGCAGTCATTCTCAGTGTCGTAAACGCCGAGCAGGACATCCTGATTACCGCCCGTCAGCATGCTGACGGTGAGAACCAGGGCAAACATCGTGCTCATGAAGGGTCTCCTTTTTGCGCGAGCATGTAGCACACCCGGCGGATGAAAGCTGACAGCGGACTTAAACGAACAGCCTGCTGACGAGCGGGTTTGCGTGCGAAATCATTCATAGAAATATCTCCCTCAGTACGCTGAAAAGCGCGATCCAGATGAAGAGCCCGATAACTGCCGAAATGACTAGGGCCCTGATGCCGTGCTTGCTCATTTCAACCTCTGCCTTGTCGCCGGCCAGCGGAACGTTACTACCTACTGCGCATTGATATTTCCACCTCATCCCGGAATTCGTATGCTCCGAGCAGCTACTTCGTGGGCGTCCTGCCTTGGTGGGGTGTTGCTGGAGTTAATTAAACACAATGTTTAATGTTGTGTCAACATTATGATTAATTAAACGTAAACAAAAAGTTTATAGCGAGAGGTGGGTTAGTGCAGGGAGTATGTTTATGGGTCTATTCTTTGGTTTTAAAAACATCTATGAGGGCTAATGGTATGCGGTATGAGGATGAGTTTTTCGCAGAGATGCACCCGCAAATAGCGCAGGTTATCGGGGTAGCGGTTATGCAGTTACTGGTTGAAAAGCAAGAGCCGTCAAGAGAGGCGCTGATAGAGATGATTCAGGTGTTGTGGCAGGAAGACCAGGTGGATCTGGCTGTGGAGCTGGCGCTTGATGTGCTGATGCTGCCGAAAGAGTAGGGCAATAAAAACCCGGCGCGGTGGCCGGGTAATTATTTTGCATCCACAATAAATAGCCTGTTTATCTGGCCTTTTTTGACAGTAGCCTTTGCGGTGATAGTGAATACCGAAGATGGATCGCCTTTAGTGGATATGTATGAACCAAGGGCGTTGATGTATGGGTTATTTTTCTTGCTTGCCGAAGGATCGCTTATTTCAGAAGCTATTCTCCTGTTGGAGTCATCGCCTTCTAAAATTATTTTTGCTGTCATGTTGTGTGCGTCAAATTCTGTTAGAAATGCGCGGTACTCACGAAGCCCGATTACCTCATCGTCATCAAGCTTGTCAATTTCAGCCTTATCATGCTCATTTACTTTGAGGAGGCAGCCATCAACGTTGGTTGCAATGGAGATCTCGTCACAAGTATTGCCTATTGGTGATACAGCCTGCCTTACAGATGGGCGTAACTCTACAGCCATTCGGTCAATCACAGCGATCAACTTGTCGATGGTTCCTGCGTCCTTGTTCCCTAGCGCCTCTATGGCTTTTTCAAGAGACTGCTGTAAAGCTTTCATTTCATCTTTCTTGTTGGAATTTCTCGCAAAAATATATTGTAGCATTGCACCCAGTATAGTTGCGGCGATCCCAGAGAACAACTGATTCTGAGTGACGAAGTTTAGGGCAGCATCAAGGGTAAAACAGTTAGCTTTTGCCTCACGAGCATACACCTTAACTTCTTGATAATTAACATATTTGCTATACTTTTGTGTGGCAGAGAATGACGCCGCTGTAGATAGGACTTTAGAGAACCCCTTAAGAGATTCTCCAAGGCAATTCAGATCTATCTCATGATTTAAAGCATCCTTTCCGTCATATCTAAGAGATATCTTTATATCCTGTAAAGTGCCACCATCCATAACTATCCCTCATATAATTATTATGAATTTCGCCAACCTAAACAGCCTATCCATGCTTCCTGTACGTCTGCGGCATTACCAAAAAACATCGAACTACCGGTCTGGCTTACTCAAAGTCATCCCGCCCACTCCTTCGCTTGAAGAAAATTTTGTCCAGCCTGAGGACTATCCCAACCAACCCGATAATCAGCAAAGTAATAAGTATGGGGATAACTAAGTCAGACATGCTTCCTCTGCATTGTTTAAATCTTATTTAGGCGGAGCATCAGAGGACTGGCTGTCTAGCCATTCTGCAAGTTTCTTTAAAATCTGCACTCGTGTTGGATCTGCCTTATGTACCTGGAGTCGCATAGCCACACAGAATGAACCACGCCAGAAAAGCGACTGCAATGATGAACACGCTCGCCGGAAATGCTATACCAATTCTCATAAGACCGCCCTTAACTGTCACTCGCCATCACCCTTAATCCGCCGCCCCATGTACTTGGCATACAACTCATCAAGCTCTTTGAGCCGCAGAGATACGATCCGCAGCATGTTCTGTTGCTCTTCTTCGTTGGGGAGTTGGTTATAGAGTTCCAGCAACCGCTTCTCGTCCGGGCGTAAACCATCATTTGCATCGACGTCCTGACCTAAAACCCACTCAAGGCTTACGCCAAGAGCATCAGCGAGCTTTATGGCAGAGCTCTTTCCGATCGCTCCCCGCACAAACCAGTTGTTAACCGATTGCGAACTTACACCACAAATTCTCGCTATATCCGCTTTGGATATGCGCTTCATCTCAATTATTTCATTGAGCCTTTGGACCTGTGGGTTGTCGGACTGGTGCGTATTTTTTCTCATATATCACGATTTTAAACTAAATGTTTACCATCTCAACATTCATAAAGTTGACATTAAAATAAACATAATGTTTAATTCTCTCTGTAACTTTAACGGAGTGGTTTATGAACGCATTAGAAAAAGCCATACAGATCGCTGGTGACGCAACGAAGCTAGCAGAAAAACTGGACGTCTCATCTATGACTATTAGCCATTGGAAGCATCGCCATGGGGGAGCCGTTCCTCAGTCTCGGGTTTTCCAAATCTTCCGGGTAACCGGCGTTACTCCGCATGAACTTCGCCCAGACCTTTACCCAAATCCAAACGACGGTTTGTCTTCACAAAATCTGGCGGGATGACCATGCAAACACTTTCCTTTCAACAAAATACCGGATTCAACCCCGGCGCTCTGATAAAGCGAAATCAGGCGAAAGTGGCAGATCACGACGGCATTCGTTCTGCCGTTCGCGCCTGGGCCGCTGCTGAAGGTCAGGATGTTGTTTCGGCATACATCATCGATGAGTGGCGCCAGCAGGGCGGGGAAGAAATTGAATTTCCCGCGGACATCAGCCGCGCCCGCCAGAAGCTTTTCCGTTACCTGGATAACGAGGTCGATTCTGAAAAGTATCGCGCGAATGTGCGTCTTCTGACGCCAGCCATCATGGCCGTCCTCCCGTTGGAATTTCGCCACCGCCTGTTGCCTGAAGACAATTTCATGTCCCGACTGGCAAGGTTGGAGAAAGAGACCAGCGAAGCGAAGGTTGCCGTTGCCATGGGAGCTCCACGTCATCAAAAGCTGAAAGAACTGAGCGAGGGAATTGTCGAGATGTTCCGGGTTGACCCAGAACTAACGGCGCCACTGATGGCCATCGTCACTTCAATGCTGGGGGTTTTGTAATGTCGGGTATCAAAAAGGCGAAAGCCGCGGTGCTGTAACACCAACGGCTTTCAGGTGCAAAAACGAAGAGGTAATTGCGAGGTAAGTATGTCAGGAACAAAGACTGAGGTAAACGCCCAAGCGACCCATAAAAGCTACTTTTGCGGAGCGAGCAATATTGAGGTTGCAGGCGTTCTCATTGCCGGCCCCGGCGTATCCATCTGTCAAAAATGTGTCTTTCAGTGGGTTGATATTGTCTTTCAACACGCAGAAAAGACCGATAAACCAACGTCATAAGTTCAGGGGTATCTATGCGTGACTATGCAACAGTCGCACCGCAATTCTGGCTGGGGAAAACAGGTCGGGAACTGCGGAAAAAAGGCGCTGAAGCGCAGGTGGTCTCGTTTTATCTCATGACCTCGCCACACGCAAACATGCTCGGTTTGTATTACCTGCCAATTCTCTATATCGCCCATGAAACAGGGCTGGGCTTAGAAGGGGCTTCGAAGGGGCTTAAAAGCACCATCGAAGCGGGGTTTTGTAGCTATGACGAGGACACAGAGATGGTCTGGGTGCATGAAATGGCCGCCTACCAGGTAGGCAAGGCATTAAAGCCAGGTGATAACCGTTGTGCGGGGGTCAGGAGTGAGTATGCATCACTTACAGAAAACCCTTTTCTTTCATTATTTTACGAGCGTTATAAGGATGATTTTCATCTGAATGTCAAACGCGAATCGTGCCCAACACCAGAAGGGGCTTCGAAGGGGCTTCGAAGCCAAGATCAGGAACAGGATCAGGAACAAGAACAAGATAAAGATCTTTCGGGGCATGGCTCCGCCACCCCCCCAGATGGTGGATCCTCCGATGAAGCTCCATCTGAAAAGCCGAAAAGCAGTTACCCGGAGGAATTTGAACTGGCCTGGAGGGAATACCCAAAGCGCGCAGGAGGCAATAGCAAGGTCGATGCGTTCAAAGCCTGGACTGCTCGAATTAAATCAGGCGCAACAGCGCAGGAGCTTACCGATGGTGTTCGACGATATGCGGATTACATCACTGCTGCCGGAAAACTCAACACTGAGTACGTGAAACAAGCGTCCACGTTTTTCGGTCCCTCAAAGCACTACGAGGAGTTGTGGAGCTTCGAAGTACCAACCGGTAAACGGGATCCGAACTCAATATCCCAGCCAGATAAATTAATTCCGAGTGGGTTCAGGGGGTAGTGATGAAAAATATGATTGGTACTGGTAGTGCGCTGGAGCGGCTGAAAAAACTCATCCCTCCGGGTGTAGAGCCTAAGTTTGGCAGTGTAGAGGAGTGGAGAACCTGGCAGGCCGAGGAAGGGCGCAAACGCTGCGAAGAACTGGAAAAACAAAACCAGCGTACCCGTGCTGAAAAAATATTCGGACGAGCGGGAATTCAAGATCTGCATCGGAGCTGCACGTTCGCAAATTACCAGGTGGCAGGAGATGGTCAGCGCCGGGCGCTCACGATGGCGAAAAGTTACGCACACAACTTCGGTTCAGGGTTCGCCAGTTTCGTATTCAGCGGAGCGCCGGGAACCGGGAAAAACCATCTGGCGGCCGCAATCGGAAATGACCTGCTGGCTGGTGGTCGCTCTGTGCTGGTGGTGACTATTCCTGACCTGATGCTACGTGTTCGCGAGTGCTACGACGACGGGCAGTCAGAGGCTTCGCTTCTGGACGACCTTTGCCAGGTAGATCTGCTCATCCTGGACGAAGTAGGCATTCAGCGCGGCAGCAGCGGCGAAAAGGTCATTCTGAACCAGGTTATCGATCGCCGCCTGTCGTCGATGCGTCCGGTCGGCATCCTGACGAACCTGAACTACGAATCTCTGACGGACACCCTCGGCGCGCGCATTCTCGACCGTCTCCAGATGGACGGCGGCATGTGGGTGAACTTCGACTGGGATAGTTATCGCAAAAACGTCCGCCATCTGCGCGTCGTTAAGTGAGGAAAACATGGCTAGAGCATTTTCTGCTGTTGAGCGCCGGGAGTATGTCCGCGCAGTGATTCGGATCACCAGGCATCAGGGGCGCCTTACGACCACCGAGGCAATGAAAAAACTGGGGCTGAGCCGCGCTACTGTCCAGCGGTATTTTTCCGAAGCAGAAGCGACTGGCGAGGTTGTCCGGCATGGTCGTTTGGGGCTGTTCCGCGATCAGCGGGCCGTCATCGACTTTGACATGAAGCGTTTTGGCCTGGTGCCGAAAGTTGCTGTTGGGATGAATTACAGCCTGCTTGGCAGTCCTGTTTTTCAGCGAGTTTTAGATGTTCAGGAGGCTATTCATGGCTAAGAATTCAATCGATGTATACGGTGCCAGCGGCAAAACAAACGTGCTCAATTTCGAGCCTGAAAACCTGCACCTGGTCACCGATAAGACCCACCCACTTTACGATGAGCGTGTACACCTGCCGATCGAGGAAGGGATGGTACTGAACATTGCGGAACTGGGGGTACTGGAGCCAATCATCGTCTGGAAAGACCCTGAAACGGGGCTCACCTGCGTAGTTGTTGGCCGTCAGCGCGTTAAACATACCCTTGAGGCAAATAAACTCCGTCTGAAAGAAGGCAAAGACCCACTGCTTGTTCCTGGGGTCGTTAAGCGCGGATCAGCAAATCAGATGGCTAAATACATGGTCAGCGAAAACGAAATTCGCCGACCTGATACGCCGCTTGGCCGGGCTAAAAAAATGTCAGACGCGCTCGACCGTGGGCTCGATGAGGACGATATTGCGGTGTTGTTTGGCTGCAGCGTTCAGACCGTTCGAGCAACGCTCTCCCTTCTCGATGCCACTCAGGCCGTCAGGGAAGCGGTGGAGGCTGGCACAGTTACCGTTACCCAGGCGCGTCAGCTGGCATCGCTTAAACCCAAAGAGCAGCGGGAGAAGGTCTCTGAAATCGAAGTAGCAACTGCTGGCACAACCGGCCATGAAAGAGCCCGGCGTCAGCGTCAGATCCTCGGTGATGCAAAGCCTCGCCTGAAAACCCGCAAAGAAATCACAAAAGCCCTGGAATCTGCCGATGGTGAGTATGCGAGCGCACTCCGTTGGGTGCTTGGGGAGGCCGTATGACAATTATCAAAACCCATACCGGCACCGTGATCACCAAAGACGGTCCGAAGGTAAAAAAACTGCACCAGACAGAGCGGATGTGGGTCGTCGGCAAAAACGAGTTTTACCACAAAGAAACCGGGCGCCGTCACTTTGCAGAAAATACGCGCCGCCGGTTGTTGTTGGAAACGATTGAGGCGATAGGTGGTTCACATGACTGAACACGTCGAAAAATACACAAACAAGGCTATAGAAATCATTGCCGACTATATCCAGCGCACTAACAAGAAAAACGAGCATTTGCAGGAAGCGAAGGTGCGCTTGGATAAAAAAATCGCTCTGTTCGCAGACGATGAGAACTGCAACACAAACAGGCTGATGTCCGTATTTTTACCAGCAATGACCAGCCATACCCGAGATGGCTTTTTCGAAGAGATAGCAGCGGCGTTAGAAGGGGCAGACAAATGAGCAACTCACTGCAAATTCTATGTATCAAAGATACAGAGGGGTACTGGACTGAGGGTGAAATGTATCCGGCCCGTGTAGTTGCTGGTGGATTTGTCCAGGTAGGCGACGATGACGATCCCAGTGGCGCAGGCTGGAGCGCTGCACCAATGGAATATCGGGAAGATGGCTCGATCGTTTATCAGGTCGGCGGTATTGAGGGGGATGTGTTATTCGAGGAGGCCAGCCATGACTGATATCACCGAACTGGCGCAACTGCGTGGCTGTACTGTCGACTATCCGTATTACCTGGTTGAGTGCGACTGTGGAAAAATTTATCCCAGCAGTGAATTGAGTGGTGGCGAACCTATGGGCGACTCTGGTGATTATTCAGATTGCTATTGTCCGCACTGTGGTGAAGGCGAAGAGCATTTTGCGGAATGCGCAGACCCAGAAACTGCGTGGAAAGCGCAGCAAGACAAGATTGATGCGCTGGTAGAGGCGCTGGAGAAGGCGCAGCAGCGCAACGCAGAACTTGAAGCGCAAAACGAATATATCCGTAAGCGCTATCAGCAGCTCGATCTGCTGATCGGGAAAAATATCCTGGTTATGCAGGCTGCAATCATCGAATGGCAGGCCACTGGCGATGCTAAAAACGGGCTGGCGTGGATTTATAACACGCTCTTCGGACCAGGCGAATTGCCTGATGAAGCGGAGAAAGACGCACAGGCATATTTCGACCGCAAATATGCTCCGCTCGATGAAGAGCTTATGGCGCTTCACAAGTGGTTTTGGGAACAAAGCGAGGCTGAACGTGCCGCCGCTGGCATCAAGGTGGAGGTGAAATAGTGGACTCTTCCCTGGAATACGCCTGCAAACGCCTGCAGGAACTGGAAAGCCTACTGCTGGTGGATGTGCCTGAAACAGTATGGCCAGCGGAAGTAAGCATGGTCTTCGCTCAGATTGAAAAAGCCGGGACACTCCCGGCGCACCACCAGCGCCGACTGCAGCACCATATCAACCGTATGTGGCTGGAAAAAATGCCGGTACCGTCAATTATCGCCGCGGCAGGTTCGCTGGCCAGCGCTATGGAGAAATACGCGTGAGAGAAATCATCGTAGATAACTTTGCTGGTGGCGGCGGCGCATCGACGGGCATCGAGCTGGCGATTGGGCGCAGTGTGGATATTGCGATTAATCATGATCCGAACGCTGTAGCCATGCATACCACTAATCATCCGGACACGCTGCACTATTGCGAATCGGTTTACGAAGTCAGGCCAAAGGTCGCGACCGCTGGCCGCCCGGTAGCGCTGGCGTGGTTTTCACCAGATTGCCGTCACTTTTCAAAGGCGAAAGGAGCTAAGCCTGTCGAGAAAGCGATCCGTGGACTGGCCTGGGTGGTACTGCGCTGGGGGCTGGATGTTAAACCCCGAGTGATGAAGCTGGAGAACGTTGAAGAATTTAAAACGTGGGGGCCGCTGCTCGCTGGTGAAATGCGTCCAGATCCTGCCCGTGCTGGCGAGACTTTTGAGGCATTCATTGGCATGCTGACCACAGGCATTTCAGCGGATCATCCGGCGCTGGCCGAATGCTGCGAATTTCTGAATATTTCGCTTGATAGCGAGGATGCAGCACGACTGGTAAACGGTTTGGGTTACACCGTTGAGTATCGCGAGTTGCGCGCATGTGATTATGGTGCGCCGACCATCCGTAAGCGATTCTTCATGGTGATGCGTTGCGATGGGAAGCCGATTGTATGGCCGGAAGCCACTCATGGAGATCCGAAATCACCGGCAGTGCTGGCCGGAAAACTGGCGCCATGGCACACAGCTGCAGAATGCATCGACTGGTCCATCCCGGCGCCGTCGATTTTTGGCCGCAAAAAGCCGCTGGCGGAAAATACGCTCCGACGCATTGCCCGGGGCATCCAGCGATTTGTTATCGACAGTGCCGAGCCGTTCATCGTCAAGTGCAATCACACAACGACACGCGGGAAATATGACTGTTTCCGGGGGCAGGCACTGGACGATCCGCTGCAGACGATTACGAAAACCCACGGCTACGCAATCGCGGTACCTCATCTGACAAAATTCCGCACCGGCGCCACCGGGCAGCCAGTTACCGAGCCGGTACCGACAGTGACCGCCGGCACGTCCAGGCGCCCGGGTGGGAATGGTCATGCGCTGGGGATTGTTGAGGCGGGCCTTGTCCCATTCCTCGCTGGTAACGGTGGAAGCGAATACCAGGCTAAACCGCGCCCGCTTGATAAACCTGCACACACCATCCTGAAAGAGTCGCGCGCCTGTGTAGTCGCTCCGGTTATTGCCCGGCAGTTTGGCGCCAGCATCGGCCACCGCGTAGATGAGCCAAGCGCTACGATTACCGCTGGAGGGGGAGGTAAATCTCAGTTGGTGTCAGCATTTCTGGCGAAACACTACGGCGGGAACTACCAGGGCGCCGGTATTGACCTGGGCGAACCCGCTCATTCAGTTACCACGGTCGATCATCACGCGCTGGTTACTGCTCAGATTGTTGGTGTTGGCGGTCGTGCCGGGCAGAGCAGGCCGCGAGACGTTAGCGAGCCACTGCAGACCATGACGACAAAAGCTGATGCTGCGATGGTCACGTCCCACCTGATAAAACTCCGCGGTACCTGCCGTGATGGCCAGGCAACTGATGAGCCGATGCCGACTATTACTGCCGGCGGGCAGCACGTAGGGGAGGTTAAAACGACTCTGGCGGTCGAGGACTATGACGAAGAGCGTGCGCAGCAGGTGCTGGCCTTCCTGCAGCAATACTGCGGGGAAGATAGCACCGGGCTGGTGGATATTGACGGTACCAGATACCGCGTCGTTGATATCGGGATGCGCATGCTACAGCCGCATGAGCTGTACGCGGCTCAAGGTTTTCCGTCCGGGTACATCATCGACCAGGATTACCGCGGTGTGAAGTATGCGAAGGATAAGCAGGTTGCGCGTTGTGGTAATGCGGTTCCTCCGCCTTTTGCTGAGGCGCTGGTGAGGGCTAATTTACCGGAGATGTGCCTGAAAAAAGACATTGCAGCATGATAAAACCCGCTTCGGCGGGTTTTTTAATATGGAAAAACATCAATCTAAACATAAGCATGGTGTTAGCAAAAAGTGCTGCAGAGGGGTTGAACATTTCATGCAACCGGTATACTGTTTATTTGTACAGTATTCATGTGAGGTGCTAACCATGAAAGTTGAAGTCACAATTGATAAACATAAAAAACTCCCTGATGGCGCCATACCTGCGCTTGAGCAAGAATTGCTGCGCCGCTTGTCCCAGTCTTATGATGACTGCAAATTAACCATTCGACGCACAAGCAACGATGGCCTTAGCGTTTTGGGCGGCGCTGATGGCGATAAAAAACGCGTTGAGCAAATTCTGCAAGAGACGTGGGAAAGCGCGGACGACTGGTTTTACTGATTCACCTTTTGGTGGCTGGCATTTCCCAAAGCATCGCAATAAGCGTGTCCCTTTGATGCTGTCACCGGACTTTTTTTTGCGTCTGTATGTCGCTCAGGGGGTAGTGTGAGTGATGGTATTGAGGTTCCTACTAATCATTCCTGGTACGATGTTGTCAGGAGATCAGATGGCGCCATTATTTGTAGCTTCCCGGCCGAAGGAAGGCATCTGATTTACAGGGTTAATGGCATAATTTCAATGCGACCTTTATTGCCTGAAGAAGAAATTTTTACTCTAAACGGATTTATGAAATTTGCGGAACGACTTGGCTACCGAGTTCTCCCACCTTCTGATAATATGAAATCAACGGCCTGAACAACCGTTACCTACTGCGCCACGGAGAGAAGCCATGGCGCAATTGCACTTAATAAAACAATCTCAAGGTATCCTGATCCCCGCGACGCCGGAGACCAGTGATTTTCTGCAATCAAAATGCAAGCTCGGATCCGTTCTGGAAGCCGATTATAAGCTTGTCCGTAATCCGGCGTTTCACCGCCGTATCTTTGCTTTACTCAATCTCGGTTTTGAATATTGGGAACCTACCGGCGGGGCGATTTCGTCAAATGAGCGCAGGCTTATCACAGGTTACGCCAAATACCTTGCTGCATATGGCGGGAGTGAATCGGCGTTACTTGATGCCGCCGGGCAATATCTCGACCGAATAGCCGAGAAGCGATCCGGCTATATCAGTATTTGCAAATCTTTCGATGCTTACCGGGCGTGGGTCATCGTTGAAGCCGGCCACTATGACGCCATACAGCTGCCGGACGGCACGCTGAAAAAACACCCTCGCAGCATTTCTTTCGCAAGCATGGACGAATGCGAGTTCCAGAAACTGTACAAAGCATCGCTCGATGTTCTCTGGCGGTGGATCCTCTCTCGTTCTTTCAACAGCCTGCAGGAAGCTGAGAACGCCGCCAACCAGCTTTTAAGCTTCGCGGGGTGATGCCGATGAAACACTCATGGTTTCACCATCTCGAATGCACAACGCAGCAGGCCGACGAATTGGTAGCGAGATATCGTCAGCGGGGCGTAAAGGTCGAACGAAGCTTAAACCCTGACTTTATGACATGGACCGTCAGCGCGCAGCTGGTGGAGGACAAAAATCCGCCTCGGCCAGACTCTCGCTGGCGCAACAGGATGTGGGGGTGAGTATGGCGAACCTTCGCAAAGCGGCCCGAGGTCGCGAATGCACAGTGCGGATCCCTGGTTACTGCAACGGCAACCCGGAAACCAGCGTGCTGGCGCATTACCGCCTGGCGGGTACGTGCGGCACAGGATGCAAGCCTGACGATACTCAGGCGGCGATCGCCTGCAACGGGTGCCATGACGTAATCGACGGCAGAACTAAAACCACCGATTTCACCTACTACGAATTGCGCCTGATGCACGCGGAGGGGGTAATGCGCACCCTGGAAATCTGGCGGAAAGAGGGACTCATTAAATCATGAAAATCTACGATATCACGCCCATCGGCAAACCCAGGATGACCAAAGCTGATAAGTGGAAGCAGCGTCCGGCGGTAATGCGCTACTGGGCATTCTGCGATGAGGTCCGTCTGAAGAACGTTGCTATGCCGGAGCAGGGCGGACACATAACCTTCGTGGTTCCCATGCCAAAGAGCTGGAGCCAGAAGAAGCGAGTAACGATGAACGGACAGGCACACCAGCAGAAACCAGACGCCGATAACATGATCAAAGCGCTGATGGATGCTCTGTTTACTGATGACGCACATATCTGGGACTTTCGTGTAACAAAAGTCTGGGGTGAATCCGGACAAATTTTAATTTCTGATATCGGAGAAGTGGCCGCATGAAACTGGAAGCATCGTTAAAGCATTTCAGCCCGCAGGGGATGCATATCAGTGACGACGTGAAAAGCACATCGCCGAATCGACTGACCGGAACAGATGTTATGGCGGCCATCGGTACCACCAGCAGTCGTGCGCGCTTCGGCCTTGCCGCTTTCCTCGGAAAGGCTGGTATCAGCAAAACGGACGAACAGCTTGCAATTCAGGCGCTGGCGCAGTTTGCCATCAAAAACGCTCCTAAAAATGTCCGCAAAGCCGCTGGTGACAAGCTCGGCGCCTGCATGTTGACGCTGGCGCAATTTGCCTTTGCGGAATACTCACGTTCGGCGGCCACCAGAGCAACGTGTCAAAGCTGCAGCGGTACCGGCTTTATTTCCCGCCATGAAGATGTAATTAAGCACCCCGGTATTTTCGATGCTGACGGTGTCGAAGTGAAGGCCCCAAAGATTAGAAATGAACTGGTGAAAAGGGTCTGTGGAGTGTGCGGAGGAAAGAAAGTGATCCATGCGCGATGCAGGTGTAGTGGTAAAGGGGAGGTCTTAGATCGCAAAGCGACCAAAGAACTTGGCGCACCGGTTTTCAAAACATGTGAACGCTGCTCTGGTAATGGCTTCTCTGTTGTACCCTCTGCGACGGTACACCGCGCCATTCTGAAGCGTCTCCCGGATCTCCATCAGTCTTCGTGGTCACGCAACTGGAAGCCGTTCTATGAAGGGCTGGTGGATATGCTTCACAAAGGAGAGAGACAGGCAGCGGCTGAATTTGAGAAGGCGACCATTTATTGATGTGATCGAAACAGATGGCGGCAAATTTTTGCACGATAGAGTTGACTTTGCATAAAATTGTACTGTATTCTTCTAATCATGGATACGTACATCCAAATGAAACTGATTCTGAACCCTGCCAACCGGCGGGGTTTTGCTTTTCTGGGGGAAGCGATGCAGCAGCCATATTTTTTTAACCCGGGCATGACCACTCAACAGCTTGAAGACTGGCTTGGGCAACAGAAAATCTATCTTGCCCACTTCAACCGTCTGATAGCAGAAAAAGCCGCTCTTGAGGAGCGGCTGAGTCAGATCTCTGCGGAGATTGGGCGAGTCGCTACTGGTAGCTTTGAAGGAATACTGAGTTTTCCCTGGGATCCCAGTCCTCTTGTGGAAAATCCTCAACAGGATAGTGGCCAGTCGGCAGATTGAGTGACGCCAGGACAGCGGCAGCATCTTCTGACATATAACTGGGCTTTAGTTGACTGGCAATGATAAAGAGACAGTCGTTTAGCGAGAGTCTTCTAATCTCTTCAGGTTTCCACTTGGTCATTTCGAAGATAAGGTGATGAAGAGCCTTATCGTTATCAAGATAATAATAATCCGATGAAAAATGTTTCCTGTACTCATCGAGAATACATTCAAGAGTGAATATTTGTCCTATTCGATACCAAACCTGCCTGGCTCTGTAACTGTGTGAGTCTGCCAGTAATGTTTGGGGGAAGTTGTTATTTTGGCAAACCCGTGACTTGATTACCTGTAAAAGGTCTGAGTACTTACTCATATTTTCACCAGTTGATGTTTTAATCATTTGCGAATCAATTTTATCAAAGAGAAAAACAAGCCGCTACACGCTGATAACATCAGGCTGGGCGGTTATGGTGAGCCGATACCTCAGACAAGCAGAGTATTGAAACCAGAAAGACTGAATGTTAAATTTCTGGTGTGGTGAATCCCCCTATGCGGAGGGGCGTCCAGTCAGTTACAGAACCTGTAAATGCAGCGCGGGCCATGCCGACTGGGGCATGCTCACCGGGAGGCACCCGGCACCACGCAATGCTACTAAGCTATTTGGTAGTGGGGTTGCTGTTTCGGCTTCTCCAGCTATGTTTAATAGGCAGTAACGGAAAAAGCGAGCGCTCTCCTGGTAAATCGGTAGCTCGGACTATTAGGTACGTCTCGATCCGGTACAGAATCAGTATTGCCTACATTTCTGCCCGTTCCTCTGAGCGGGCTTTTTTTCGTCTGATTAAGGCACTTCAACTAACCAAAAATATTTAAGGGCTGCGCTAATACGTGGCCTTTTTCATTTCTGGCTCACGGATGACTCCTTTTAAGGCTTGTCGCTAAATCAGCCCGATGGGCCTGCCCCCTTTATTCACACAGCACCCCGTTAACCCGGAGGTGAAACTATGGCAAAGCATATGCAAGACAAAGAGAGCATGGCCGGAATCACCTGGCTGGCTCTGCTGATCATTGCTGGTTGGGGCGGACTTGTCCGATTCCTGATGGATGTGAAGCAGGGCAAAGCAAAATGGAGCTGGATAAATGCTTTTGCGCAAATTGTGGTTTCGGCTTTTACCGGGGTCATTGGTGGGCTCATCAGCATTGAAGGTGGGCTGAGTATTTACATGATACTGGCCACTGCCGGTATCAGTGGTGCTATGGGTTCCGTAGCGCTCACGTATTTCTGGGAACGAATCACCGGAGTGAAAGCACAATGACAGCAGACCAGATTATCGAGGGGATCCTCGGCAAGGAGGATGGTTATGTCGATCATCCGTCGGATAAAGGCGGGCCGACCCGCTGGGGCATCACGCAGACCACCGCCCGTGCACATGGCTACACCGGTGATATGCGGAACCTGCCCAGGGAAACAGCTAAGCAAATCCTGCTGAGCGATTACTGGACCGGCCCCCGGTTTGACCAGGTGGCAGCTCTATCTACGTTACTGGCAGATGAGCTTTGCGACACTGGCGTGAACATGGGGCCATCTGTAGCCAGTAAGTTTTTCCAGCGCTGGCTGACCGCAATGAATATGCGCGGAAAGCTGTATCCCGATCTGATTCCGGATGGCGCCATTGGTCCCCGAACCATCACCGCGCTTAAGGGATACCTTTCCGCCCGCGGGAAAGAGGGTGAACAGGTTCTGTTGCGTGCGCTGAACTGCAGCCAGGGTGCCAGATACCTCGAACTGGCGGAGGGCCGCGAAGCCAACGAGGATTTTCTCTACGGCTGGGTTAAGGAGCGTGTCCTGTGAAGATGATCATTTACGCTTTGCTTGTGCTGGTGGCTGTGCTCGTTCTGTTACTTCTGCGCAAATATACCCGGCTGGAGTTCGTAGGGCATGCCTGCTTGCTGCTGAAAACGTGGTCTGTAAAGCTGGGAGCTATCGGCGCGCTGGTTGGTGTATGGGCGCAGTCGTTCCCGGATGCTGCGCTGCACGCCTGGGCGGTGCTGCCGCCGGATATCAAAAACATCCTGCCGCCAAACATCGTTGCGTTGATTAGCCCTGCGCTGGTGGTGCTGGCCGTACTATCGCAATACGTACGCCAGCCAGCATTGAAAGAAAAGGCCGACGAACTGAAGGAGCAGCAATGAGCTTTGAAATTATCGCGGGACTGGTGGTCGTCATCCTGGGTGCTATTGCTGGCGCGTTCGGCATTGGTCATGCTCGCGGGGCCAGTAAGGCGAAAGCCAAAGCTGATCAGCAACGTACCGAAGAGAACGCCGCTGCTACTGTCGCCGCGGCAGAACGCCGTGCTGAAGTCACGAAAGGGGCCAGCGATGTACAGGAAGACGTTAAGCGTATGGGCGATGACGATGTTGATCGGGAGTTGCGCGAAAAGTTTACCCGCCCCGGTAGTCGTTGATACGGCCTGCAACTGGGTGCGGGTCATCTACCTGACTGACCACGATATCGATGTGTTGGATAAGCAGACCAAGCGTGACATCCTGGCGCACAACAAAGCAGTGCAGGCCAATTGCTCGCAGCTCACAGAGAAGGGTTCCAGGTAATTCAGCTACAAACGCAGAACACTTTAGGTATTGAAATTTACATGGCCACATGAACAAAAAATCAGAATACGAGACAACAGAGCGCTGAAAAATGAAAAGTTGGTATCTAAGTCAGGTGCATTAAGGCACTATGGATTTTCAATTCCTTCTATCTAAGAAGCTGCCCATGACAAGAAATTCACTCCCTCAACTTCCGCATGGTTATCGATACGGTGACGAGCACTCTATTCACCCTCATTGTGATGGGGATTATTTAGCTCCGCAGGGATGTGTTATCAAGTCCATTAACCTTGTAGATGGGGTGGTTATTTATGTGCCCATCCAACGCTACATCAAGCATCTAGATCTTTGGGTTAATGCCGAAGAAACTGTCGAATAAATTGTTAGTTACCGGCCTCGTTCGGGAGAGCTGAGAATTGCCATCAAAAGACCAGCAGAGATGCCTGGTGCTCTGGTTGAATGTTCCGGCAAGTTGAAAATGATTGGTTCAATGAGCTCTTTCGATATTTAAATGCTTTCGATAACTTAAATGAAGCTATCATCACGTTATCACTGCCAGCCAACACCAAAACGGCAGTGGTCAGTTAAAAAGCAGAAAAGCCTCTCTCTGTTGGCTCCTGAGAGATTCTTTATACGCTGGTTGGTAGTGACCAAAGGCCGCATAATTTTGCGGCCTTTTTCATTTCTGTAAAATGAAAGTCCTCAGGCGGTTAACGATGCTCTGGACCATGGAAGTGATCTCCACCATGTCCGCCGCTATGAGGCCCAGGGGGAAGGATACATCCTGAAAGAGACAGCGCACCACAGATCACAAAAACAGCAAGCATAATTCTTTTCATAATAACTCCTGAACTAAAGAGCCTTAATTCCAAAACATAAAAGTGAATATTTTATGGAGAATCAGTAATTCCTTTTTCTCCCTCACGTTAAATAGGAATAATCCATGGCAAAACCGGACTGGGGCGAGCTTCAGCAACGGTTCCTGTCCGATCATGCCGCAACCGGCGTATCACCGAAGGATTGGTGTGAAGCGCAGGGACTGAATTACGCTACTGCCCGCCGATACATCAAGAAACCCACTGCGCAAACTGCGCAAAAACCTGCGCAGAAGAAATTGCGCACTGCGCAAAAGGAAAAGTGCGCAGAAGAGTTGGTGGAAGATGATGGACTCACCGATCAACAGCGTTTATTTGTCGCGGAATACCTGAAGGACAACAACGCCACGCAGGCCGCTATCCGTGCCGGGTACAGCAAGAAGACAGCGAATGAGCAGGGAGCAAGGCTGTTAGCAAAAGTTAGTATTGCGCAGGCCATTGCGCAGCAGCAGAAAGCATCCATTGTGCGCACGCTGGGAAGTGCTGATGAAGTGCTTGAACAGATGTGGCGCCTGGCCACCTTCGATGCTAACCAGCTTTCTCAGTATCGCCGCGGGAGCTGCCGTTACTGCTGGGGTTTCGGTCACCAGTATCAATGGCGCGATGCGGTTGAGTTCGAAGAGAAGCTGGCTGAGGCTTTAGCGAAGAAAGGGAAAGAGCCAAACGACAGAGGCGGCTACGGTTACGACCATACCAGCTCGCCTAACCCGAAATGTCCTCGCTGTAATGGTGATGGCATCGGCCAGCCTTTCTTCGCCGATACGCGCAAGCTGGCGCCGGATGCTGCGCTTGCCTATTCCGGTGTGAAGCTTGGGAAGAATGGCGTTGAGATAACCTCTATCAGCCGCGAGCGCATGTACGAGGCGGTGTTGAAACGGCTCGGCCTGGCTGATAGCGAGTTCGCCCAGCGTCTGCAGCATATAGAAATTGAGCGCCGGCAGCTGGAGATCGACAAGCTCCGTAAAGAGCTGGCCGCTGACCCAGAAGATGACGAACCAACGCCAGTTGCGATCAATATCAACGTAGTCGATGCGCGAGTGAGGGAAGAGGATGGCGATAGCTCCGACGCTTAACGTTCCCCAGGCTCGTTTTCTGGCTATGCAGCAGAAGTTCAAAGCCTATGTAGCTGGTTTTGGATCCGGAAAGACATGGGTTGGCTGTGGTGGAATATGCAAAGGGTTTTGGGAGTTCCCCAAAATAAACCAGGGCTACTTTGCCCCGACCTATCCTCAGATCCGCGATATTTTCTACCCCACGGTGGAAGAAGTTGCTCACGACTGGGGACTGAAAGTCAAAATCGTTGAAAGCAACAAAGAGGTCCATTTCTACAGTGGGCGCCAGTACCGCGGCACGACAATTTGTCGGTCGATGGAAAAGCCCAACACGATAGTAGGCTTTAAAATCGGCAATGCGCTGGTGGATGAACTCGACGTTCTGAAAGCGGATAAGGCGCGTCAGGCGTGGCGAAAAATAATCGCGCGTATGCGTTATAAGGTTGATGGTCTGCGTAATGGCATTGACGTGACCACCACACCTGAAGGATTTAAGTTCGTCTATAACCAGTTTGTTAAGGCTGTGAGGGAAAAGCCTGAACTGAGGTCGATGTATGGTCTGGTACAGGCTTCGACATTCGACAACGAAAAGAACCTGCCGGATGACTATATTCCTTCGCTCCTGGCGAGTTACCCGCCGGAATTGATCAAGGCATATCTGAATGGCCAGTTTACTAACCTGACCAGCGGCACCATTTATCATCAGTTCGACAGGGTGCTGAATAATTCCAGTGAGGAAGAGCAGCCAGGTGAAGCGCTGTATATCGGGATGGATTTCAACGTCGGGAAGATGGCAGGGATCGTCCATGTATTGCGGCTCGGCTTACCGCACGCGGTAACCGAGATTATCAACGCTTACGATACGCCCGACATGATACGCATCATCAAGGAGCGTTTCTGGCTGTATGCCGACGGAGACTACCGCAAGGTCCGCGAGATTTATATTTATCCGGATGCCTCTGGTGATTCCAGGAAGTCAAACAACGCCAGCAAAACAGATATTGAGCAGCTCCGGCAGGCCGGATTTAACGTCATCGTTGATGATGCTAACCCGCCGGTAAAGGACCGCATCAACTCCATGAACGCCATGTTCTGTAATGGTAATGGTGATCGCCGGTACAAGGTGAATGTGGCCCGTTGCCCGGTCTATGCCGACTGCCTGGAACAACAGGTGTGGGATAAAAACGGCGAGCCGGATAAAAAGAGCGATAACGATCACCCCAACGATGGCGCCGGTTACTTCATTGTGAAGCAATTCCCAATCGTTCGACCTGCATTCTCTATTTCACTGGACACGACATTCTGATGGCCAATAACGATATTACTTATGTTCGCCCTGAGGTCAGGGCGGCGATGCCCGTGTGGAAAAAAATTCGTGACGTGTGCAAAGGGGCTGATGCTGTAAAGGCCGCCGGGAATGAATACCTCCCTTTTCTGGATCCGTCCGATAAGTCTGCACGCAATAAAAAGCGCAATGCTGATTACATTCAGCGCGCCGTTTTCTACGCGATAACGGGCAATACAAAAGTGGGTCTACTGGGGCTGGCATTCAGAAAAGACCCGACCATGACCGCGCCGGATAAACTGAATTATCTTCGTGACAACGCCGATGGTGCTGGTGCCAGCATTTATCAGCAGTCCCAGCAGGTTACAGAAAATATTCTGGAGGCCGCGCGCGAGGGGCTTTATACGGATTATGCAGCTGAGACCGACGAGGCGATCATCCTTCGTTATCAGGCGGAAAGCATCATTAACTGGCGCACCAAACGCATCAATGGACGTGATCAACTGGTGCTGGTGGTTTTACGCGAATGCATGGAAAAGGAAGATGGTTTTGCGTACGAGGATGAAATTCAGTATCGCGAACTGGCTCTGGAGAACGGAAAGTTTGTCTGCCGGGTATGGCGAAAGTCAGCTGACGCAGGCTCTTTTTCCGTCACTTCCGAGTATCATCCTAAGCCAAAAGGTGAGGATTTCTGGGATGAGATCCCCTTTACCTTCGTTGGTGCGCAGAATAATGATCCCACCATCGACGAGTCGCCTTTAGCCGCCCTCGTTGAAATTAACCTAGGCCATTATCGTAATTCGGCAGATTACGAAGACAGCGTATTTTTCTGCGGTCAGGTTCAGCCGGTGATTTCCGGTCTTGATACCGCCTGGCGTGACTGGCTGCAGGATAAGGGAATTCGTGTCGGTTCTCGTTCTCCATTCCTTCTGCCGAAGGAGGGGAGTTTTACCTATGCTCAGGCGCAACCAAACACCCTGGCTAAAGAGGCGATGGACAGTAAGCGTGATTATTCTGTTCAGCTTGGCGCCCGGCTTATCGAGCAGAACGGCGCGGTTAAAACCGCCACGCAATCCAGCGGCGAGCAAACCGCATCCACATCGGTGCTCGGCATTTGCGTTTCCAATGTCTCGGAGGCCTATACGCTGGCGCTCGGCTGGTGCGCCAGGTATCTCGGTATAAAAGGCGAGGAATACCGTTACAGCATCAATCAGGAGTTTATCGCCAAAGTCGCTGAATCCGGTATGGTAACGGCAATCGTCAATGCCTGGCAGTCCGGTGCGATTCGCGACACGGATATGGTCAGAGCTCTGCAGAGGCTTGACTTGATAGATCCTGCTGACGACCCTGAAACTGTCATTGACGCTATTCGTAACGGCGCGCCTAACCTGATTGGTGGCAATAATGGCAACGGCGAATGACAAACTGCAGGATGAATCCATAGCCCACGCTATATGGGTTAGTCGCTACAGCACCGGCGTTGCCAACAGGATGATAAAAGTCCTGAATGACAGCGACGCCGAACTTACCGCAAGGTTGCTGGTGGCTATTGATACGCTGGACGCTGAGAGCTTTACCGTTTCTAGGCTGGAAGCGTTACTGGTCAGTGTCAGGGCCATAAACAAGGATGCCATACAGTCCATGTATGCAGCCCTCTCTACCGATCTGCAGGAGCTGGCGAAGCATGAGGCCAGTTTTCAGATGAGCCTCTTCCAGTTTGCCATTCCCGACGATGTTCTGGCTCTTCATCCACTGGTTGGCATCTCCCCGGATGCAGTTTATGCCGCGGCGATGGCGCGTCCATTTCAGGGGCGGTTGCTAAGCGAATGGGCCAGCAACCTCGAAGCTGATCGTATGGCGCGCATATCCAATACGGTGCGGCAGGGTTTTCTCCTGGGCGATACGCATGAGCAGATCGCAAAAAAGGTTCGTGGACATGCTAACCGCGGCAACCAGGATGGTGCGCTGCAGATGAGCCGGGCCAATGCGGCCAGCATAGCGAAAACAGCAGTAGGGCATCTTGCATCAACAGCAAGACAAAGCTTTGCGTCGGCGAACGACGACATTCTGAAGGGTAAGCAGTGGTTATCCACTTTGGATAACCGGACATCAAAGGATTGTCGGATCCGCGACCGCCTCAAGTACACGCTGGATAACAAACCGATAGGGCACAAGGTGCCTTATTTGCAGGGACCGGGGAAAATCCACTTTTGCTGTCGTAGCACCGAAACATACATACTGAAATCGTCCGAGGAATTGGGTATCAAAGTCGGCGAAATCAAGGACAGCTCGCGCGCCAGTATGGATGGACAGGTTCCGGCTGATACGACTTACCAGGACTGGTTCTCCCGGCAGTCGTTCACGCGACAAGCTGAGATTGTCGGAGAAACGCGCGCCAGGCTGATTCGTGATGGCGGCATGTCTCCCGATGAGTTCTACAACGACAGGGGCGAGTGGCTGACGCTGGACCAGTTGCGCTCAAAGGATGAGCAGGCATTCAGAAACGCCAGGCTTTAACTAACATATCTTATTCAATCAGGCTGCCTTCGGGCGGCCTTTTTTATTGGGCCAGGCCCACAGTAACTATCCCAAGGGGACAACATGCTTATTCGTAACATGCTCATTAAATATTATTCGGCAGTTGGTGGTGAAGGTGGTGATGGCGGTGGCTCCGGTAGTGGTGCGCCCGAGATTACGCCGGAAATCCAAAAGCTGATCGATGAGCAGGTCAGTGCTCAGGTTTCAGGCCTGAAAAATAAAAATAGTGAGTTACTCGGTAAGCTCAAAGAGTCCACTGAGTCGCTTAAGCGTTTTGAAGGTATCGATCCTGACGCGGTGAAAACTATTCTCCAGCGTTTCTCTGATGATGAAGAGGCGCAACTGATCGCCGCCGGGAAAATTGACGAGGTACTGGATAAACGCACTGAGCGGCTACGTGCTGATGTTGATAAGCAAATCAAAGCCGCTAATGAACGCGCTGAAAAGGCGGAAGCGTTCTCCAACAAATTCCGTGATCGTGTCCTGGGTGATGCTATCCGCAGCGCAGCGCTTAAGGCTGGCGCGCTGCCAGAAGCATCCGACGATCTGATTCTTCGTGCTAAAGGCACATTCCAGCTCAACGACGAAGGCGAGGCCGTAGCAGTTGATGCAAATGGCGATGTTCTGTTCGGTAAAGACGGCAAAACTCCGCTCACCCCGGTTGAGTGGGCTGAATCTCTGAAAGAGACGGCCCCGCACCTGTTCCCGCGCGCCGAAGGCTCCGGGGCTGGTGGTCATAAACCCGGTGGCGGTGGCGGTAGTCTGAAACGTTCAGAAATGAGCTCAAGCGACAAAGCGGACTACATCCGCAAACATGGCCAGCAGGCCTATCTCAAATTGCCTAAGTAAGGACTAATCAATGCCTACGACCGTAAACAACGACCTGATTATCTATGATGACCTCGCGCAGACTGCGTTTCTTGAGCGTCGCCAGGATAATCTGGAAGTCTTCAACGCCGCTTCAAACGGCGCAATCATTCTCGACAACGAACTGATCGAGGGTGATTTTCGCAAGCGCACCTTCTATAAAGTTGGTGGCTCTATCGAATCGCGCGACGTTAACTCCACTGACTCGGTAACGGGAAAAAAAATCGGTGCTGGTGAATCTGTCAGCGTCAAGGCGCCGTGGAAATACGGCCCGTATGAAACCACCGAGGAGGCGTTTAAACGTCGGGGTCGCGACGTTAGCGAATTCTCCGAGGTGATCGGCGTCGACGTCGCTGATGCAACGCTTGAAGGGTATATCAAGTATGCCCTTCAGGGACTGGTTGCAGCCATTGGCGCAAATGCTGACATGACGGTATCAGCGGACATTGCCACTGATGGTAAGAAAACGCTGACCCGTGGACTGCGTAAATACGGCGATAAATTTAACCGTGTTGCGCTGTTCGTTATGCATTCCACAACCTATTTCGACATTGTTGATCAGGCTATCGACAACAAAATTTACGAAGAAGCGGGCGTGGTGGTTTATGGCGGACAGCCAGGCACGCTGGGTAAACCGGTGCTGGTAACTGACACCATGCCGGTTGACGCGATTCTTGGTCTGGTGGCTGGTGCGGTATCCGTAACGGAATCACAGGCTCCGGGCTTCCGTTCCTACGATATCAACAACCAGGAAAACCTTGCTATTGGCTATCGCGCAGAGGGCACGGTTAACGTTGAACTGCTGGGTTACAGCTGGGATGAGACGAAGGGCGCTAACCCAGACCTGACCAAAATCGGCACCGGCGCGAACTGGAAGAAACATTTCACCAGTAACAAATCCACTGCAGGTGTACTGATTAAGCTGGAAGCCCCTGCGGGGGAGTAACCCTGTCAGTGGATAAAACTTCCGCAACTGCTGACAGTACCGACGCGGTGACCGTTTCGCTCAAGTACACCAGAAATGGTGCCGGAGTCTCCGGGGCAGCTGTGGCGTGGACGTCTACTGGCGGCACGCTAAGTGCTTCGACGTCACAGACAGGGTCTGCTGGTGGCTCGACCGTGAAACTCACTTCTGATACGGCCGGCTCCTTCACGGTGACAGCTACCGTTGACGGCGTAGTGAAAACAACTGAAGCGATCGCGTTCACTGCTCCAGCGGGTGGTTAACTGACGGGGCGAAAGCCCCGTTTCTTTTGGTGAGGATCCGATGACCGTTTATATAACAATCCAGGACGTTGACGAGTTGCTGGGGGATACCTGGGCTGCCGCCGACAAAAAGGTTAAAGCCGTGCTCCAGGCAAACACCTGGATGACGGCGCTTAACCTTCAGGATATCGACCCGGAGCATATTCCTGAAGAAGTTAAGCAAGCCGGAGCGTTTATCGCTTCCGTAGCCGCTGCAGGCAATCTGTATCAGCAAAAAACAGATTCCGGTGTGGTGACGAGCAAAAGCGTTGAGGCCGACGATGTGAAGGTTTCCCGCACTTTTGCCGAGCTTTCAACCACCAGCACTGAATTACTCGATCCTGATTTGCAGCTGGCGCTGGATATGCTCAAACCGTGGATGATTAACCCTTTCCAGACGTTCTTTGTGAGGGCGTGATATGTCCGATTTGAAGGTGGTCCCATTTCAAAAGCCCAGCCATCACAGCCTCGATAACGACCAGGTTATTCGCCTGCTGAAACAGGCTCTGGAGAGAGCCGAAAACGGCGGCTGCCACAGTGTCGCAGTGATACTGCTTGATGATGAGGGTAACGCGATTGATTGCTGGCATAACGGTGGACGCCCCTATGTGATGGTTGGCGCTATGGAGTCGCTTAAAACCGACTTTATCCATGCTCATATTGAGCGGCGGTAAGGGGGTAACATGCAAAATCCATATGTGCATTATGCCGGCGACGGGCTCGGTCCCCGCGATGTGTTTGTGAATGGAAACCCGATCAGACATGTCGTTTATGCAAACCAGGCAAAGGGTGTTGTAGAGTTTGCTCCGCTCCCGCTGCGGGTTAAGCGCAATGGCGAAATCTATACCAGAAAACTGCGTGGTAACGTCCTGGTCCTTTTTACTGGCGGATATGTTTCTAACAATATACCGCTTCAGCGTTTTGGTGAAAAAGGCATAAAGGAGGTAGACCGTGGGTATCCGCGACGAACTCCAAACTGAAGTCGCCGCAGCCTTCGATACCGACCTGCGGGATGCCGTTAAGGATTTCACTGGCTCATACGCCGTTCGGGGTGCCTGGGACCCGGTAACGGAAACCGGTACTGAAACACAGGTGACTTACTCGGGGCGCGGAGTGCTGGCGCGCTATAAACTCCGCCGTATCGATGGCGTTAACATTCTGCATGGTGATGTGAAGCTAACCGCCCTGGTTAACGAGGTGACTGACAAGCCGGCCGTCGGGCATATCATCACCGCACCGGATCCGATTACGGGTGAGCTTCAGCGCTACGAGGTCATCACCGCTTCTGCCGACTCTGCTGGCGCTGCGTACTCCATTCAACTGCGGAGGGCGTGATATGGCTAAGGGCTGGAACATCGACCCGGCGGCATTCGCCGGGCTGGTGGCAGAAGATGTCAAACTACGCCAGCGGACAATCGCCACTGAGCTGCTGAATGAAATCGTGAAGCGGTCTCCTGTCGGCAATCCCGAACTGTGGGCGATTAATGCTACAGCTGTCGAGTACAACAAAGCGGTTGGAGAGTGGAACGAATCGCTCTATGACAACCCGGAAAATCTGACCAAAACCGGGCGACTCAGGAAAAAAGTACGCGTTAATGACGGGATGGATATCAAGCGTCCGGCTGATTATCGCGCGGGGACGTTCAGGGCTTCGCATTTCGTCAGCATCGGCGAACCTGATCATTCCGTCCCGACCGAACCGGATCCGCGCGGGACAATGACGTTTCTTAATGGCAAAAATATCATTGACCAGGCGCCAGCCTACTCGGTGATTTACATCCAGTCGAACCTGCCTTACTCCGTGCCTCTGGAGAATGGCCACTCAACGCAAGCGCCGACAGGCGTCTATGCCGTCTCGTTTAATGGTGTGATTCAGGCCTACAAATGACCTTCACAGAAATCAGAAACGCTGTCATTTCCCGAATGGCGGCACAGACCACTATTGCCTCTGATGCGGTGGATTATCCCAATGGTCCGGTATTTGACCCCAGCAACCGCGATATCTGGGCCCGCCTCACCAACATTCCAGGACAGGCTGGCGCAACCGAGATCGGGGATGGGCCAGTCGTCCACAGGACGGGCTTACTCATCATTCAGCTATTTGTTCCGGTTGGCTCCGGGACGTTGCTTATCTCCCGGACGGCTGATCAGCTAACGGAGCTATTCGAGTTCAAGGACGACGGAAAACTTAGTTATTTCGCTGTTTCTGCTGTGCCGGCGGGTGAGACCGATGGCTGGTTACAGCTCAATCTTCAAATTCCTTATCGCGCTCTGTAGCGCACAAAAAACAGGAGGCTCCTGTGAGCTCAGGTGCAAAAGTAGTAGCCGCGTTTATTCGCGAGACAACGCCAGGAATCACGCCAACAGCAGGGGCGTGGAATCTGCTGCGTCGTTCTTCATTTGGTCTGAAACCAACGCAGAACACCAACGACAATGACGAAATCGCTGGTGACCGCATGGCGCAAGGTGTTTCACGCGGCACTGTGGATGTCGGCGGCGATGTCGGCACGCGGTTTCGCTGGAACCAGCATGATGATTTTCTTGCCAGCTGTTTCGGTTCCGAATGGCAAAATAACGAGCTGACGATGGGTAACGGTCGCATTACGTTCTCTGTGGCGACTTTTGCCAGTGATGTGGGGATCGCACAGATTGCTCGCGGTTGTCAGGTTGGCACCTTCCAGATGGAAATCCCGTCCGATGGTGATATCACTGCAACCATTACGTTTGCAGGGCTGGACTGGGAGACGAAAGGGGACGATACCAGCTATTTCACCGCGCCGGTGGATTTAGCGGGGGCGCTGCGTTACTCCTTCAAAGAGGTCACGAACATCCGGCTAAATGGTGTTGATGGCGGGACAGGTTTCTGCGTCGACACCTTCAACATCCAGTTCAACAACAATATGCAGACTCAGCGCTGCATCGGTACCGGTTCGGCATTCGCCGGCGCAAACATTCCGACAACCTTTACCCCGTCAGGTCAAATCACGCTGTCATGGTCAAAGGCTGCCTGGGAGGTTTACAAAAAAACGTTCACCGGCGAAACGGTGCCGTTTAGCTTCACGCTGGAGAATGCTGAAGGCGCCTATACCTTCGATTTCCCGGAAGTGCAGATCTCCGGCGACTGGCCGGATGCGGGGAGCACTGACATTGTTCAGGTTCAGCTGGATATCACCGCGGCCAATACGCCGCCAACTATCACCCGCGTTCCCAAAGTGCCGGCGACGGCAATCAGTGTTGCGCCAGCCACTTCAACTGGAGCAGTGGGATCTACTGTGACGTTAACCGCCACGCTTACGCCAGTTGATTCAACTGATGCCGTCCAGTGGACGTCATCGGATCCGACTATCGCCAGCGTGGTTTCTACCGGGCAGAAAACAGCGAAAGTCACACGTAACGCAGCCGGTACTGCAATCATCACCGGTGTGGCCCGCACCTTTACCGCAACGTCTGAAATCACCGTTACCGTGCCTTAATTTACCTGGCCCGTTCTGCATTCATCGCGGATCGGGCTTTTTTGGGAGTCTTTATGCTGATTATTTCTTCTCAAATTGATTTGAACGGAGAACGCTGGTTTTTCCCTTACAAAAAGCCAGCAGGAAGTAAAAAGAAATTCACGCCGGAAGACGAGGCGCTATTTAAACTCCGTCTGTTGGTGGCCAGTAGCGAGAATCCACAATACCGCTCACGCAATGCGCTGGTGCGGCGCCATATCGACAAAATGGACGCGAGCTACCAGGTCGGTACGGATGCTTTCGATCTCGCCAGTGTGGGCGAGATTGACTCGGTTGATGATCTTCTCATCGACAATTGCGCGCGCTTTCTTCTGAAAGACTGGGAAGGCGTGGGGGAGCTGGTGGATGGTACGGAGACGGCCGTAGCGTATACACCGGAGCGTGGTGTTGCGTTACTGAAGCAAAACCCCTCTCTGTACTGGCTTATTCTGGCTGAGGCGGCGAATATTGCTCAGGGTAAGGAGCAGCAGACTCAGGAAACCGTAAAAAAGCCATAGAGGCCCAAAAGTGGCTAAAGGAATTCGCTGGCGAACAGGGCGAGAAAGCAAAGTGGCGCAGGGAGAAGTTAAATCTCCCGCCCATTCCAGAGCCTGAAATCGATGCAGTCACTGGGGAGATCCTCAACGCTTACGCCATGATATCGCGCGGCAGGAAGTATGCAGGCATGGCTGGAGTGCCGCTCCCTCTATCCCTGAATGATATCGAGCTTTACCTGGCATCGCGCACCATCCTGATTGACCGTACCGAGTTTGATGCAGCGATACTGGCCCTCGATGACGCCTGGAGGGATGAGTGGGCAGAGGCACAGAAACGTGCAGCAGATAAGAAAGGAAGCAACTGACCTACCATTAATGGTGGTCCATGCTACTGAAAGTCGATGATAGGATGTTTCCGATTGCAATCAAAGGAAACATATAATGAAAAAAGTCATCGCCTTGGCGCTTGGAGCGCTGTTACTTTCTGGTTGTACAGTACGTGTTGCAGATTTGACTGTGGCGAGTACTAAAAATTACAACCTCAATGGGGGTAAGTTCTACAAAGGGAAACGTGTAACAGCAGAAGATAGCTATCCGGTTATCATCTTCCCTCTTGGCATCCCGAACGTTAAAACAGCCGCTGATCGAGCGATTGAAAAAGATCGCTGTGCAGTTGGTCTGTCTGACGTAGTTGTCACTCAACTTAACCACTCCTTCCTGTTCGGTAAGATTGGTCTGCGTGTTGAGGGTAATCTTGTGATTGACCGCAGCCTGCCGGGTTGTGAGAACGCAAGCTGATTGATAAAGCCACCTTCGGGTGGCTTTTTAATTTATGGGGTAGACAAGTGAAGATTATTGGATACTTAGCGATTGTAATAGGGGTGATCTTTGCTGTATCGGCGCTATTTATGGATGTGACAGTAGCGACAAGCGGTGGCTATAGGGTTAACAATCTTGGATTAATGTCATCGCGCCAAAATTACATGATATTTGGAGGTTTCGTAGCCATCGCAGGTATCATTATTGCTCTGGTGGGAGATAAGCTAAAAGCGTCCGGAACTTCAGTCAAATGCCCTTACTGCGCAGAATTAATAAATTCCGAAGCGGTGAAGTGCAAGCATTGCGGGAGTGATGTAACTCCTTCGAAGATAATAGCTAACACTGACAATACTGGAGCTAGTGATAGGCTGGCTGATGTCAATGTAAAGTTAATCGCTGGAATTGCAATTACTGTCTTTGCGGTGATTATCGTAGCAATAATGTTTTACCGCCAATGAAGTAAAGACCCGACAGTTTCAAAAAGTTCCAACCTCGCTTTGGCGGGGTTTTTTATTGCCCGGAGAAAAGCACGTGACAGAACAAACCTCCCGCCTGGCCATTATTATTGACAGCTCTGGGGCAGAAAAGCAGGCTGACAATCTCGCAACTGCACTTGTAAAAATGACGCAGGCAGGTGAACGTGCTGCCACCAGTGCAGGGAAAGTGACAAAGGCCACCGATGAAGAAAAACAGTCCCTTTCTGAACTTTTAGATCGTATCGACCCGGTAAACGCCGCGCTGAACAAACTGGATAAACAGCAGCAGGATCTTGCGAAATTCAAATCCAAGGGGATGGTAGATACCGATACATTCGATCTTTATTCAAAGAAAATCGAGGAAACACGAAACAGGCTAACAGGATTTCGCGACGACCTTGGTAAAACCGGCCAATCCGCCGCCCAGACTGCCTATGCCATGCGCATGATCCCGGCTCAGATGACAGATATTGTTGTCGGCTTATCCACCGGTCAGTCTCCGTTTATGGTGCTGATGCAGCAGGGCGGGCAGTTGAAAGATATGTTCGGGGGTATTATTCCTGCAATTAAAGGTGTATCCACCTACGTCATGGGGTTGGTAAATCCATTTACAGTAGCTGCGGGGGCAGTTGGTCTTCTCACTTATGCTGTTTATCAAAATCGGCTGGACATTGAAGCGGCAACAAAAATTGCTACAGAGTCGCTTGGCACTAACGGTGATGCTGCCGAGCGTCTTGCACTTAATATGGTTGCGATATCCGATAAGACGGGGCTGGCGATCGAAGACGTCGGCAATATGTTTATCACTACGAATGACGGTGCCAGCGAGGCAGTAAATAAATTAATTGATGTGGGGTTTAGTTACGATGAAGCACGACAAAAAGTCTCACAATATAAAGATTCGGCTAATTTTACGGCTCTGAATGCTGATATTGATATGCATCGTCGAGAGATCCTGAAAATCGGCGACTCATGGACGGCTGCGGCTATAAAGGTCAAAAATTATTACACAGCAGCCGACAAAGGTAAGCAGAATGTTGCCCTTGGTGGTGCAATAGACCCCACAATGAGATTTATCGGCCAGGCTATCGACCTGCAATCAACGATGAATGCTTTGACCATTCAGGGTAATAAAGCTGTTGCAGAGTCTGTTGACTGGATTAATAAGGAGTATCTGGCGGCAGACAGAGTTGCCGGTGCAGAAGCTCGGTTAAAGGAGGCAAGAGAGCAGTCCAGAAAAATTGCTTTCTCAGGAAATAAAGAAGCCATCGATCAGGCAAATGCGTTAATTGCTGTACGAGAAAAGGAACTTGAGCAGGCTAAAAAGGCTGAACAGCCTAAGACCCACAAAGGAAAAGCCTATACAGAGGACGCGGCAACCCGGCTGCTTGATCAAATAAACCAGCAGACAGCTGCCTTGCAGTCCCAGCTGGATGCCAGTGACAAGCCTAACAGCGCAACCCAGGCGCGGGTAAAGTTCGAACAGCAAATTGCTGACCTCAAGTCTAAAACGCAGCTCACCGCTGACCAGAAGTCGATTCTTTCCCGTTCAGATGAAATCCTCCAGGCGTATAAGCAGCAGGAGGCACTGCAAAATTCCGTAAAAACCCTGGACGATTACCGGAAGATGCAGGAACAGGTAAAGACGAAGGATGAGCGGACCAACGATCTGCTTAAAACCCGTCTTGAACTGCTGGAGAAGGCCAAAGCAACGGGGCAACTTAAACCCGGTGAATATGAAAAAACGCGGGCAGATATTTATCAAAACACCGATATGCAACTGCCCTCGACGGTTCGTAATGTTGTAGGAAACCTGACACCCACAGGAGGGCGACTCTCTGGAACTTTTGAGGGGATGCAGGGGCAAATCAATGAATATGACAAGGCGCAGCAGGAGCTCCAGCGCTGGCTGGCAGCTCAGGAGGAAGCTTATGCGAAGGCCGGCGAAATAACTGCCGAGGGTGAGGCCAGAATGACGTCGATTCGTCAGCGTGCAGCGGATGCAAATCAGGTCATCGAGGCTCAGAAAAACACCATCATATCTGCGGCCACGCAGTCCTTGTTTGACAGTACCGCCGACATCATGCGAACGGGGTTTGGTGAGCAATCGGCAATCTACAAGGTTGCTTTTGCTGCGAGCAAGGCATTCGCTATCGCTGACTCTATGGTGAAAATCCAGCAGGCTATAGCAAGTGGGGCAGTAAGCGCGCCTTATCCGGCCAACATCATCGCTATGGCCTCAATCGCTGCGCAGACTGCCAGTATCGTCTCAAATATTCAGGCTGTTTCGGGGGTTGGCTTCGCCTCCGGCGGTTACACCGGCCCCGGTGGTAAGTATCAGCCTGCGGGTATTGTTCACAAAGGAGAGTACGTCTTCGACCAGGCGTCAACTAACCGGATCGGCGTGTCTCAGCTTGAGGCACTTCGAAATGGCCAACCGCTAGATGCAACTCTGGGGCGTACAGGGTTTGGTACTGGTGTTCAGAACGTTAACAGCGACAACAGCAGCAAGACCACCATCCATGCTCCCATTGAGCAGCATTTCCATACGCCGCCCGGTGTGACACCTGATCAGATGGCGCTCTCCATGGCTCAAACGCAGAAGCGGGCGACAACGGAAGCCCTTGATCAGGTTGCTGCGCAAGTGTTGAGAGGAGATGGGAAAGTTGGTAAGGCAATGCGCAGTAAATATCCAGGCAGAGGGTTAGAGTGATGACTGATATCTTCTACCCGCATGACAGTCTTCCGATGCCATTACAGGAAGGATACGGATTCCAGCCTGTAAGCCCGTTAAAACGTACCCAGTTAATCACCGGCCGCGCGCGGCAAAGGCGGGCTTTTACGTCCACGCCGACGCAGGCCAGCATCACCTGGTTTATGGAAACCGATGCGCAGGGCCTGGCGTTTGAGTCCTGGTTCCGTGATGCGTTATCTGACGGGGCAGCGTGGTTCATGATGAAGCTGCAGACGCCGGCGGGCATTAAGTTTTACAAATGCCGCTTCACAGATATTTATCAGGGGCCGGTGCTGGTGGCCCCGATTTACTGGAAGTACACGGCGACGCTTGAATTATGGGAACGCCCCCTTGCTCCTGCCCCATGGGGTAACTACCCTGAGTGGATAGCAGGTAGTTCACTGCTGGATATTGCGCTGAATAAGGAGTGGCCCAAGGCTTGATTAAAACCGTTTCTCCTTCATAATCACTTGTGTCGATTTGTGGGAAAGTCCTTCATGCCGCTCCGTAGCCGGAGCGTGAAATAAAGCGCGGAATAGCGATCCTGCCGGTGAGGGTACACCCACATTCGACACCAATTTTTAAGGTCACCTTCGGGTGGCCTTTTTTATTGGGTAAAAATCATGACAATACTCAACCGCCTCTACGCCAGCAGCGGGCCGGAGGAGATCATTGAAACGCTGCAGATCACCATTGGTTCTGACGTCCATTATCTGTGCCAGGGTTACGAGAACATCACTGCAACGACGGAGAACGGTGATACCGTAACGTTTACCGCCTGTGCGATAGACATTGCGCTGCCGGCGCGCAATGCGGACGGCACGCAGGACCTCAAATTTGCCTTGTGCAATATCGATGGTGTTGTGTCCACGGCGATCCGCAATGCCCTGGCTAACAGATTGCCTGCATCGCTGACGTACCGGAGTTATATCTCCACGGATTTAGCGGCCCCTGCAGAAGTGCCATATACGCTGAAAATCAAGTCGGGCTCCTGGACGGCGACAGAGGTTCAGATCATTGCGGGCTACATGAACATCCTCGATACCGCCTGGCCGCGTTTCCGCTACACGCTACCTGTCTTCCCCGGACTGCGTTATATCAGCTAAGGAGTTCCAATGTTTAACCCTGATAAATACCTTTCAGTCGTATGGCAGAAGGGCGGAAGAACGTTTCCCCGACTCGACTGCTTCGGTCTGGTTAACGAAATTCGGCGGGATCTCAGCTTGCCAGAATGGCCTGATTTCGCCGGGGTGACCAAAGACGATGGAGGCCTCGACCGAGAAGCCAGAAAACTGATGTTAAAACTGGAACGCTGCGACCCCTGTGAAGGTGCGGGGGTGGCTTGTTTCTCAGGTTCGACAGTGACGCATGTTGCTGTTGTGGTGAAAATCAATGGCGAACTGATGGTAGCAGAGTGTGGGAGTGCCACTAATGTCATGTTCCTGCCGCTGGCTCGCTTTATGCGTCGCTATGTCCGAGTGGAGTTCTGGAAGTGACGATCAGATTATACCCTTCCCGCCTGCCGGGTCAGCCACTCGAGACGCATGAGCACGACACCATCAGCATCCGTGACTGGCTGGTAAAAAATGTCGAAAACTATTCCGACAGAGAATTTCCACCTTTGGTTGTTGAACTGGATGGCTTACCTGTTGCGCCAGCGGACTGGGCGACTCAGATCATCCAGCCTAAAAGCGATGTTAGGTTCTATCCGGTTCCCTTTGACCCCGTAACACTTGGCTGGATTGCAGTTGGCGTATCGGTCGCAACTGCGGCTTATTCCCTTTTCATGATGAGCAACATCGATAAGGGTGGCTATACCTCATCCACAGGGCGGAGTCTCGACCTGAACCCGGCAAAGGCAAATACGGCAAAACTCGGTGATGCCATTCGTGAGGTGTTTGGCCGGGTGCGTATCTACCCTGATTATGTGGTGCAGCCGGTTACCCGGTTTGATGCCGCCGATCCTACGAAAATGCGCGTCCAGATGCTGCTGTGTCTCGGTGTCGGTGATCTGATTTATACCAATGGCGATATCAGGGTTGGCAGTACGCCAGCTTCAACGCTACCGGGATTCAGCAGCACCCATTACCCGCCAGGCGCGGACGTTTCCGGTGATGAGCGCAGCGAAAACTGGGTCAACTCCACCGAAGTGGGCGGGACGTCATCCGGCACCGGGCTGGATATGGCCCAGACGTCGCCGGACGCAGACGACATTATCGCAGACAGCATGACCGTATCCGGTTCGAGCGTAACGTTTACCGGGCTGGATACGGATGATGATGACGATAATGACGAGAACGATAACGCACTGCCGCCCAGCTGGGTCGCTGGCGCCGTGGTCGAACTGAAAGCCCCGGCGAACTACCAGATCACCACGGCGGCTGGATACAGCGTTATCGCCAGCCCGCTGCTGACGGAGATCGCGCCGGTAGTAGGTATGCCGGTAACCCTGGGGTTTAACTCAGTCGATTACGATCTGTTTATCGCGTCATATACCCCCGGTCAGGCTGCAGTGCCCGGCGCCGGGGGGAGTGCGGCAAAACTCCAGGCCAGTGCGGCCCCGACCACCTACGACTTTTCGACCAGCTCCAGCACGTTCACGATCACCTGGCTGGGGGTTACCTACCCGGTGTCGCTGGTGGCTAACTACGTCTCGATGTCGGGACTGCTGGCGGCCATTACCGAGGGACTCACTGGCTCCGGCCTGGTTGCGCAGGACAACGGCGGCACCGTACTGATAACCGAGGCGGCCAGTCCGTTCGTGGGCGGGGCGATCACGTCCTCTTCGCTGCCTGCAGCTGTTTTCGGTGATGCCCCGGTTTACACCTCCGGCACGGCATCAACCGGCGGCAGCCCGGCGGTAACGGCGAATGTGACGCTTGCCTATAACAGCGCCACGGGAACGGCCTTTTCCGGCATGCCAGAGGGGGTGCAACGGCTTTCACTTGCTCACCGCGGGAATGAGTACCGGATTGTCTCGGCCGACGGCACAACGGCGACGGTGGCGCGCCTGGTTTCCGGTGCCGTTGATGAGTCATGGCCGGGATTCACCGCCAGGACGATGATCGACTATGAGGCCACTGGTCTTAACGACACGCTGAGCTGGCTGGGGCCGTTCCTGGTTTGCCCTGAGAATGAAGTGGTGGATGCATTCGAGGTGAATTTCTCCTTCCCGAACGGCATCTGTGGCTTTGACAGTAAGGGCAAAAAACGGATCCGCCACGTGGAGTGGGAGATACAGTATCGCGTCTACGGTTCCGGATCGGGGTGGGTGAGTCACCAGGGCGAGTATGCGCTGAAAAACGTCAACGGGTTAGGTTTCACTGAGCGGATCACCCTCAGCTCTCCGGGGCTGGTAGAGGTTCGCTGCCGTCGGCGCAATGAGCAGGGCTCAAACAACGCGCGAGACAGTATGTACTGGCAGGCACTGCGCGGGCGACTGCTGACGCGCCCTTCATCCTATCCCGGCGTGTCGCTGATGGCGGTGACCGTTGAGACGGGCGGGAAGCTGGCGGTGCAGTCGGACCGCCGCGTAAACGTTGTGGCCACGCGGGCCTACGACTCAGGAATGGCGAGAACCATTTCGGGAGCGCTGCTGCATGTCGCGAACTCTCTTGGGCTGGAAATGGATGTCGACACCATCAACGCGCTGGAGTCTGCATACTGGACGCCACGCGGCGAGTATTTCGACTTTGCTACCGGCGACAGTATCTCAGCGCTGGAAATGCTGCAGAAGATTGCCAATGCCGGGAAGTCACGTTTTCTGCTGAGTGATGGCCTGGCGACGGTCAACCGCGAGGGGATTAAGCCATGGACCGGTGTGATCACTCCGCATGAGATGGTGGAGGAGCTGCAGAGCGGATTTACCGTGCCCTCAGATGATGATTTTGATGGTGTCGACGTGACATATATCAACGGGACTACCTGGGCAGAGGAGACCGTTAAATGCCGGACGCCTGATAATCCCACGCCGGTGAAAATCGAGAACTACAAACTCGATGGGGTACTGAATCAGGATCACGCCTACCAAATCGGGATGCGCCGCCTGATGAAATACCTGCAGCAGCGGGTGACGTTCCAGACCACTACCGAGCTGGACGCGCTGTGCTACAACACGGGCGATCGCATAGTGCTCACGGATGATATTCCGGGTAACAACACGATTTCCTGTCTGGTGGAGGCGATGACAACGGCTGGTGGCGTGACAACGTTCACCGTTACGGAGCCGCTGGACTGGTCTTTCGAAAATCCCCGCGCGCTGATCCGCTATCAGGATGGTTCTGCATCCGGGCTGATGGTGGCGAGCAGGGTAGGCGATTTTCAGCTGTCAGTCCCGCACCTGAGCGAGTTTGATGACCCGATGAAGGTTGACCTGTCGTCGGCAACCATCGAGCCGATCCGCCTGGTGTTCTGCGGCTCAACGCGCCACGTCTACGACGCCATTGTAGAGGAGATCGCGCCGCAGTCTGACGGCACCTGTCAGATCACCGCAAAAGAATACCTCGAATCGTTCTACCAGTACGACGACGCCACATACCCCGGCGACGCTGCTTAATACCAAAAAAATCCCTTTCAACTTTTCTTTCGCTCAAACCCTCGTTTGGGCGAACACCGTTTTGGAGCAAAAAACATGGCCGAGTTTATCCCGCCGCTGGGCACCGCAGACCCTCAGATTTTTATGGATAATGTCAGGCGCCTCGATCAGCTTATGCAGTCCTCAGAGTTAACCTTTCCCGACCGCGCTGGTGAACTGCTGTATACCTGGCGTGGTATCCATCAAACTCTGATCCCGCTCAGTAAGCAGTATCAAACGCTGGAGGCTGCACAGGCGGATATCGCTAATATACCAGTCAACTCGTTTACCTATATCAGAGATCCATCAGGCAACGCATTAGCACTGGAATATCAGAATGTGGCCGGAGTTTTAACAGCCACAGGCCGTAAAATGCCGTCACGGTCATCAATGGTCATTGGTATTGTGGATTCGTGGGTCAATAACAACCTTTATCCCTTTGATTCATTGTCATCGCCGAATGAAAACTCGGTATCGATGAATGTAGCTGCTGTAAGCACTATTGCGTACCGAGAGGCCTACTCTGATTTATTATCTCCTGTTGCAGCAGGGGATATTATCACTGTCCGTTATAAATACAGCGGAACCGGCGGCGCCCCAACCATTGGATTAAAAACATCGCTGAACGGCACATTTGTGAGTAATCAGCCAACGCTGACCTCTTCAAATGACTGGCAGGAAGTGCAGCTTACCGCTACCGCAGCTACAGCAACGCTCCTGGCTATCGGGGTGAATACAAGGCTTGCAACCACTGTTCAGTTATCAATTATTGCCTACGCATCGAAGAAGAATGCTATTACCACAGCAATTCTTAACTCACTGGATAGCATTTCAAGTTTAAATGGGAAGGTGCGTATTGGTTCTGTGGATTCGTGGGTTAATAACAACGGATACCCATTCTCTGTTTTCTCGCAGGTTAATAACAACCGAGTAAACTACGTCAATTCGACGGGCGTCTATTCGGAGATGTATGCGAATATTAACGTGCCCTCTGGCGGCTCTTTGACTTTTAGCTATTCTCTGGACGCCACAGCCGGGCGATTATTCGCTAGATTAGCGAACGGCAGCGCATGGACGGGTGACGAAGTGCAACTCGCCGGCGGTGGTGCCAGGCAGACCATTACACTCGTGGCCGCGGCAGACACAAAACAGTTAAAACTGTATACCAAGGCGGAAATATCCGCAGGGTCTTTTTTCGCGGAAGTAAACTACGGGCAAAAAAATGCGCTGACAGAGCAGATTGATTCGCTGTATTCGGCAGTGGCATCAGCTAACGCTGTTCTGGCCATACTGTCCCAAAGCTCAACATTTGATTCATTTGTAAAAAGCTCGCCTTACACCTACACGTTAAGTGATGCAGGTGTGGCTTACAAACAGGCAATAAGCACGGTGGACAATATCAGCGGATTGAACACCGTAAAGATGATGTACAAAATATCTTCATCGAATGCAGCTTTAAAAATTCAGAGCAGGAACGGAAGCAACTGGGGGGCAAATGAAAGAACTCTGGTAGCTGATGGGGATTATCATGAAATTGACTTGCCGATAGCCTCGGGGCAGGTATTTTCCGGTTGGGGTGTATACTCATCAGCCAAAGCTGGAGGATATTCTGCTGACGTAACGATGATCCCTATCTCTGCAAACGGGGTATTTTTCACGCCAGCAACGGCTATCCTTTATGGCCTGATGGCCGCTTCGGCTTCCCTTGACAGCCGCGTAACAGCTCTGGAGAACGGCCAGGCCACCGATCAAAATACAGATGTGATTTTCCCTGCATACTTCTATGCAGTGGATGGTCGCCCGCTGCGTTTTTACGGTGCCAATATGGTCAGTGGTACCCGACCATGGCACAACAACACAGACATCGTTCTTTCCAGTCATGGTTATGAAGGTAAATCGGTACTGCTTAAAGATGTAGTTCCTGACGCGATGATAATGCCATCGGAAATTAATGGGCCAACGCTGAACATCAACGCGCGGGCAGACGGTTCTGGAAATGTATTCCGGAAGAAAGCTGCGTTCACTAAACTGGCGGCGACTCAGACCGGAAACGTAAAAGTCGCCACAATAATGGATAGTCTTGGAGAACGGTGCGTTCCGTGGCTTTATTTTGCCCTCAACGCGACAGGGGCGACATATGCGGGCGCAGGTTCCCGAAAAACACGCGGCATGACAGACGATGGGGGGTATACACTTCCAAATACACCGGCGGATGGCATCCCATTTGACGGTCGTGGGGGCTGGACGACGTTCGACTATATCGGGAAGACGCAGAAAAACAACTTCAGCCAACCTTTTCTGCGAGATGCAGTAGCTGCCGATTTCGCCGCTTATCCTCAGTACTGTTACGACAAGGCCTACTCTGGCCAGAGCTATGCAGATAACCCTAATCTGGCGGGGTATCACATTTTTGATGTGACTGCGTGGATGGCGGCGTCAGGGGTGAGCGCCAGCGACAAACTGGTAGTTGTTATTCAGCTAGGATACAACGACCTCTACTATAGCTATACGCCTCAGCAGACCGTTGATGCGCAGGAATTCATGATCGCCAAATTCAGGGAGAAAATAGCGAATTCCCGTTTCGTTATTTCTCACCAGGCATTTGGCTGGTCAGGAGTCAGCGCACCGCAGAACTGGCCTGACTTTGCCAAATGGATAACGGAGAAGATCAGGAAGTTCGACAATCGCCTGAGCGAAAAAATAATTGTCGCCCCTGCATGGGCACAGCTGAGCTACAAATACGGAATGAACGAAACTATCACAGCAACCAGTGATACGGGCGTGCAGACTGTATCGTTACCTGACGATGTCCACCCCGGTGAGCTGGGGGGAGCGCAGTGGGGGGATGCTCTGGTTGCTCCTGTTCTGGCAGCCTGGAATTTATAGTTTTAGCTGATAAAACCATCAATTGGGTAACAAAGTACTTAATTGTGAAACATCTGGAAATAAAGAGGATTTTCTTAGAAGATAATGTGTGCGCAAAGAAGCACACAGCAATAATGTCATTCATCGCTTTCCCCGGCTCTTTGCCGGGGATTTTTTGTTAGATCTATACCACAATTCCTTTTTTTTCCGCACTGGCGCGCATCAGCTGTACCAGTAAGGCAAAATCGGCGTCAGCCAGATACCCGCTCAGGATTGCGACCTCGCAAACCCTTACCACCCCACCAAACTGGCTGTTATACGCCGATCCTATACGCAGGAAATCTCCCAAATCCGCTGGATTCAGTGCCGGGCTGTTCACCCCGGTTGTTCCCGTCGTCAGGTTATTTACCGTTCTGGTACGAGCTGAATTTTTTACCCTCCCGCTAATCAGACTCCATGTGTTAATGGGCGCATCAGGAGTATTTGCTCTCGCGCCAGTCGAAATACCGTTTACCAGTACACCATGGTTAAAAGTGGCCTGAACGTTTCCGTCTGCGGGTGTGTTGATATCAAACCCCAGCTGAGTACCAATGCACAGACCAGTACCATCGGCGCGCTGCGACTGATAGTTAGAGACGACAGCGGAGCTGGCATCATTCATTGGCATTACCGAGGCGACTATGGTCATATCCTCTGTATTTTTTATCGAGGTTGCCAGGTAGGCAACCTGCGCACCGGTCAGCTCAATGTAGTTTCCACCATATAACGGACTGCCAATGACGGAGAGCGCCGGCTTATCCTCAATCAGGTTGCGAACAGATGTCGCTGCATCAATACCAAATGAAAAGAACCCCTCCCAGGGACCAGCGAAAGGAACGGACAGTTTCGCTTTAGGTGAAGCCCACAGGCTGGCATTTCTGTTAATAATTCGGGTTGCCATATTTACTCTCCGGTTAATAAAAATCCTGCGGGATAGTCCCGGCAGTAAGCGTCAGCCGGTCGAAGGTGCACCAGTTACCCGCAGCTCCGCCTGCTGTATCCAGTACTGCCCGAACCGTGAGGGCCGTTGCCGTTGTAGGTACGGTAATAACGGTGGCTTTCCAGATAAAACCACCACGTCCCCCGCTCGGGGTACCATAGGGCCGGTTGTTTGAAATCTCAGGTATCTGGACCGTTCCACAGTTACCCCGGGTTGATGTCGACGGAACAAATACCCTGGCCGCCAGTACAACGGTTTTTCCACGCAGGCGTTTCACAAGGGCGGCGGGTAATGTCGTGGCGGCGTAAGTTTCGACAGTATCGGTCTGGGTGAGGCGTAAACCATACGCTCCACTTTCCACGTTTGAGAAGTCCCGCTCTGCCGTACATCCTGTAAGCGTCCAGCCGTCAGGCGCATTCAGTCCTTCTGACCAGGTGGTGAAATCACCATTCATGAGTAAGCTGGTTCCTGCTGCCAGTCCGGGAATGAACCGGGAAGGACTGGCTGGCCAGACGAACAGATTTTTAACCAGGTCGAAAATTTTCGCGTCACCGGTAGCATTCGGATGAATATTGTCCATATACCAGGCTGATGGTTTGCCCGCGTTCTGGAACAACTGGAATACGTCAACCAGACTGAAGCCTGCCGTGATTGCAGCCTGACGCGCACCGTTGCTCCGGACAGTCCCGTTATCGCTGTCCCTCAGCGGATTTTGCGAAACTATTATCGCCCCGGCATTGGGGTGTCGTTGCAGCATGGTGTAGAGAATGGCTAAATCCATCCCCATGTGGGTGCTGGCTGGCACATTGTTATCTGTGTTGTGCCCGTGGTTGAAAATAATCAGGTCGGCCTGCCGAGGCACGTACGCGGTCTCAAAATACTGTCCCATCAGATAAAGCGGTTGCGTACCGGCGACCGCTGCGTTGTAAAAATGCAGGGTTTTCCCCGCAGTGCCGACCTGAATTGTCTCCGGGCTGCTGTAGGCACCGGAAATCCAGGAATAATAATTAACGGTATAGGCTGGATAGTTCCCGGCCAGGAACTCCGCCAGCTTACGGGTCCATTTTTTGAATACACCGTTAACCGGATCGGTATCCTGAGTAATGCCGGTGGAATCGGAATTAATGATGATGCAGACATCTTCCAGCGCAGCCCGCATTTTTGACAGCAGAGCATATGCAGCTGTTTGCGGAGGCAAATCAACCGTGACCTCACCGGGATCGACATTACCGTTTTCACTGTCTTCTGTCGCCGGAACGGAAAACCCCAGCTCATCAGACAGCATTAACTTTCCACCATCAAAATGCGGATCGTGAACAAGAGAGAGATTGCCGGAGGATATTTCATCTTCATCCAGTAACGACATCGGTGTTTCGAAACCGCCATCGGCACGAATACGCGAATGAGAAAAACCCAGCGGATCAGTAAATTCGACAAGGTTGACAGATAGTGGTGCCTGCCGGATATTGCCGCCTGCGTCCATTGTTCGGCCTGTTGCCGTCAACGTCCCGTCTACATTCCTGTATTCGATAGCCAGAAAGGCATCGTCAATACTGCGTACGAAGGTTGTGGAGCCCTCCGGGATATTCGCGACATCTGCCTGCGCCGCCGCCAGCGTCTGGTACTGCTTACCGAGTGGAATGATGTTCTGCCTGACTTCATCGTTTTTCGCCATCATCTGGCGCCATGTATCGAGGGGTTCACCACCGCGGTCGTTAACCGTCCCAGCCGGACCGTTAACCAGCTCGTCAGCGCGCTTAACGTTGTCCATGAATATTTCCGGCGTCGTCGTGCCCAGTGGCGGGTTAAGTTCGGCCATGTTTTTTGCTCCAAAAAAGGCGTTCGCCCAAACGAGGGTTTGAGCGAAAGAGCAGAGATTTTTACAATCAGCAATTTCAAAGGGTTACAACATGCTGATTGGCTATGCACGGGTCTCTACAGGGGATCAAAACCTCGATTTACAGAAAAACGCGCTGATCCGCGCAGAATGTGAGCTGGTTTTTGAGGATATGGCCAGCGGGAAAAATGCCCGGCGGCCAGGATTAAAGCGAGCGCTGCGGCGACTCCGAGCGGGTGATGTGCTGGTGGTCTGGAAGCTTGATCGGCTTGGCCGCAGCGTACGCGATCTGATTACGCTCGTGTCGGAGCTACAGGCGCGCGGGGTGAATTTCCGCAGCCTGACCGACAGCATCGATACCAGTACGCCAGCAGGCCGCTTTTTCTTCCACGTCATGAGCGCCCTGGCGGAAATGGAGCGCGAGCTGATCGTCGAGCGAACCAGAGCGGGTTTAGCCGCAGCGAGGGAGCAGGGGAGAGTCGGTGGCCGTCGCCGGGTAATGACTGAAGATGTGGTGGAGCAGTGCCGCAGAATGCTGGAGAACGGCGCTACCCGGCAGCAGGTGGCTGATGTGACAGGCGTGGACGTGAAAACAATCTACAAGTACCTCCCGGCGACTTGAAGACAAAGATTTCACTACTTTTCCTGATATGTTACGTTTGGCTTAATCAATTCATTCAGCTTTGAAAACAGTTTGGTTTGTTCGTGAACGGTAAGAAAACAATAAGTTTTGAACAATTTTTAACTATTAACAGCAATCTTGTTTCCATCTCAGATACATGGGCAGACTTGTGGGCGTTAATTTTTCACACAGGTTTAAGCGCTGGAAGGCTGCTGAGTATTCGATATGATGATATTGATGATGGCTTGATACTGATACGAAAACAGGGTCACCTGAAAGAGCTACGTGTTGAATCAACCCCTCCAGTGGAGGGGATCATTGCTCGTAGAAGAGAACGCTATCCAGAAGATGTTTTTTTATTTCAGAGCCATTCTAACCGTGTGAAGTACCAACGCCGGCCGGTCACTATAATTGCTTTCAACGCCGCTTTACGTCGCGCCGCTAGATCATTACCAGACGTTAACGTAAGCAGTAGTAGCGCGAGAAACATACCGGACTAACCGCCTGTCCAGTCGCGTGTGGCCGATGTGACAGGCGTGGGGGTGAAGACTATTTACAAATATTTGCCAGTACAATACGGCGATAAAAAATCCCCTTGAGCAGGCACACTCAAGGGGAAAATACTACATAACATCATTGCTGTGTGCGTCTTCGCACACCCCTATCTTCTAAGAAGGCGCCCAAAGCTTCCAGATATTTCTGGTCTGAGCAGTTAAAACATTGGATCGGCGGCCTATGTGATAGGAGGGGGTGAAGACGATTTATAAATATTTTCCAGCCGGTTAAGTTTGCTCACCTGCGAACCGTATGCAAGAGATCGCAGGTGAACAATTTGCTATGAAGGCATTGCCATAGCTGAAAAATTTTAACCTCGCATTGTTCGCAAAACCATCAAACAGCTAAGGCCTGAAAACACTTTCAGACTAACCTTACTCGTTACATCAATGTGTTACGGCAATGACAAAAATTGATAGCCAGAACCTATATTGATCTGTCGCCCTGTTAAAACTACTGTATATAAAAACAGTGTTAATCTGAGCGAGTCAATTATGCATGAACGAGTTGCTCGTTAACCACCCCAGTGCGACGTATTTTGTCAAAGCCGCCGGCGACAGCATGAAGGATGCCGGCAAAGGAGAAGGTGATCTTCTTGTTGTGGATAGCTCAAGGACAGCAGTTCATGGCGATATCGTTATCGCTGCAGTGGATGGGAAATTCACCGTTAAGAAGCTGCAGCTGCATCCGCGGGTTCAGCTTAACCCAATGAACCCTGCATATTCGCCGATAGTCGTCGGTAGTGAGGACACTCTCGACGTGTTCGGGGTGGTTACGTACATCATCAAATCAGCTGGCTGAGATGTTTGCACTTTGTGATGTGAATTCATTTTATGCATCGTGCGAGACCGTATTTCGTCCTGACCTGAAAGGGCGGCCGGTGGTCGTCCTGTCAAACAACGACGGCTGCGTGATCGCTCGTTCGCAAGAGGCGAAGCCCTTCGTCAAAATGGGTGAGCCTTATTTCAAGCAAAAGGACATGTTTCGCCGGCACGGTATTATCGCGTTTAGCAGCAACTATGAGCTTTATGCCGATATGTCCAACCGAGTGATGACAACGCTGGAGGAACTATCTCCACGCTGCGAAATTTACAGTATTGATGAGGCATTTTGCGATCTGACTGGTGTTCGTAACTGTCGCGATCTTACCGATTTTGGCAGGGAAATTCGCGAGACGGTTCTGCGCAGGACGCACCTCACGGTCGGCGTCGGCATAGCCCAGACTAAAACCCTGGCGAAGCTGGCCAATCATGCTGCGAAACAGTGGCAGCGACAGACCGGAGGAGTGGTGGACCTGTCTAATCTGGAAAGGCAGAGGAAGTTGATGGCTTTGCTTCCGGTGGATGAGGTCTGGGGCGTCGGACGCCGCATCAGTAAAAAACTGGAGGCAATGGGCATTAAAACAGTGCTTCAACTGGCTGATACCGATATCCGTTTTATCCGGAAGCATTTTAATGTGGTTCTGGAGCGAACCGTGCGGGAGCTGCGTGGTGAACCATGCCTCGGGCTGGAGGAGTTCGCGCCGGTAAAGCAGGAGATTGTCTGTAGTCGCAGCTTTGGGCAGCGGATTTCCACCTACGAAGAGATGCGCCAGGCGATATGCTTATACGCATCCCGTGCAGCGGAGAAACTCCGTGGTGAGCACCAGTATTGCCAATTTATCTCCGCATTTGTCAAAACGAGTCCTTTCGCGCTGAACGAGCCGTATTACGGTAACAGTGTATCAGTAAAGCTGCTTACACCGACCCAGGATAGCCGGGACATCATCACCGCAGCGACGAAATGCCTCGACGCGATATGGCGAGACGGACATCGTTATCAGAAAGCAGGCGTGATGCTTGGGGATTTCTACAGCCAGGGCGTGGCTCAGCTCAACCTCTTCGACGACAACGCACCACGGAAAAATAGCGAGAAACTGATGGAAGTTCTTGACCATCTCAACGCAAAGGATGGCAGGGGGACACTGTATTTTGCAGGGCAGGGGATCCAGACTGCCTGGCAGATGAAGCGGGAAATGCTTTCGCCTCGCTATACTACGAGGTTCTGTGACCTGCTCAAAGTTAGATGATTAGGCCATTAACGGTAGTGGTTATGCTGCTACAACAGTCCGCTTAGAGCGAAGAGCGGATATTCAGACCGACTGATAGCTGATTTTGAGTTGCCAAAAAGAGCGCTCCTATTCAGTACAAAAAGATGGTAATGTTTCATAAAATCTCTTAGACCTTGCAGGAATGGTTTTGAAATGAATGGATCTTGTTTGTGTGGAACAATTGAATTTGAACTTACTCATAAACCAGCAGTGTTTTATCGTTGTCATTGCTCGCTTTGCAGAAAGCAGAGCGGTGTGGGTTACAATCTCGCCACACTAGTCAAAGACAGTGAGTTTCGCTGGATTAAAGGGGAAAACTGCATTGCTTCATGGTCTAAGCCAACGGGGTACCGTACAGATTTTTGCAATGTATGTGGCTCAACTGTGCCTAACAGTCTGCGAGACGTACCTTATGTCTGGGTTCCTGTTGGTTTAATTGACGAACGTCTTGAAATGGAATGTGCAGGAGACTTCTGCACTGATGATGCAATGCCCTGGGATGAAACCCGCTCACCTAGTTGTCACGCTGGACCTGTCGAGTCGCTAGCCTCGCTTTTAAAGTACCTGAAACTCAATTCCTGAGCGTCAGCATTTGGCACAGAGCGGACAAGCTCACTGGACTGAAGGTCTGCGGTGAACGAGGAGCGGAGGCTAGCAGTTGAGCTCGTAGCCAAATAGTCGCATTACTAACATTGCGACGTGTTAATCAACGCGGAGCAGATCACGCTGGAGTGATATTCCTGTCGCAAGGCTCTAGATAATCCGTATATAATCATTATTCGAATCTTCGATGGAATGAATATGATGACAGAACCTTTAAGTTGGGAGCGCTGGCGCAAGGTTTACTTGAACAAGAAAAACAAAAAAAGAGCCTCGCTTGAACGGTGGGGACTACGAAACCTACATTCTGTAGAAGCTCTTGATCACATTGTTTCTGAAGTTAAAACAACATACTTAAACAACAATCCATACATTAAAGTCAGCGCAAACTCAGTTTGGGTTGATGGCACACCTCAGGCAAAGTTTACCGTAAGCAAGTACGAAAATGTGAAAAACTCCTCTACGAGTTACGGCAACACGAATCAGGTAAGTCTTAAAGCCAGGAAAGATGAAGTCCTTAACTGCGAACTAGCAGACCTTTTGTTTATCTTCAATGAATTTAACAGCCAAAATGGTTTTAAAAAAGTCCGTGCCGTTTTATTACAGGGCAAGTGCTCAGAAAAAAACAATTTATTGCCCGATGGACCTTCAACAGAAAAAGAAAGGAAGTTACTTGAATCGGTTAACCGGGAAGAATTGCTGACCTTATATCCTGGTACTAAAGCATCTGGTAATAAAATAGGGACGTACAAACTTGGTGGATATCAACCGGGACTCGCTGATTGCGCCAAGTATCTGATGATGCCGAAACATGAAGCGTGGAACTATAAATATCCTGAAGATACAGGACCTTACGTGATAGGTTGGCCAGAAAATTCGTCAAGTAAAAGTCTCGGTGTAACAAAAAATTACTTAGATGCAGTCATCGATGAAATGCTCAAATTTCAAACCATGGGAAGAGAGGTTAAATTCAAAAATGGCGATATAGACAGGACATGCGAATGGTCAAAAATGATAGATGACTTGCTGACAAGTTATCATGGCGTAACTATGAAGGGCTATGATCGTCAAAGGCGTTTCTATAAGTCATCTGGATATATTCCTAGCCATATTCAAAACCTTGGTTTTATGATCGATGATGTCAGTCTTTTGAGCCTCTTACAAATAGATTATGATGATTTTGTCTGGTATTATCGCACTCGTTATGATTATTTTCTAAAAAAATATGGCATTCAGGTTGCAAAGTTAATACAACATAAGTTTGAGCAATATTTAAATTTACTTATTTCAGAGCAGGGACCTGTAATTCCGACGATAATTATAAATATTGATTATAATGAAGGTGAATTTTTTCGAGGTTAA